GAAGCAGAGCCGGAAGAAGCAGAGCCGGAAGAAGCAGAGCCGGAAGAAAAACCGGAAGTTATCGTGAAAGCGAAGCCGAAAGCTAAAGCGAAGCCGAAAGCTAAAGTCACTCCAAAGAAACCAGCTTTGAAAGCAAAAGAAACTGCAAAAGTCACTCCAAAGAAGCCGGCTGCCGAAGCAAAAAAATCCACAGTAAAAAGAGATGATTTTGGATATGCTGTGGGTTCCAAAGCAAATCTGTTCATTAAATCCATCAGCAACAAAACAGGCAAGACAATGAAAGAGGTAAGAGAACTTGCATGGAACGACAAAAAAGCCACTTTCTACGATGCATTCAATCGTCTTGTTGAAAAGGGTCTCGCAAAGAAAGATGAGAAGACCAACAAAATGACGATGATTCAGTAATGAGGCGGCGCACATCACCCGATAGAAGAAGAGTAGAATTTGGGCTCTATATTGCTAACGACCGACGGTCTGGAATGGTAGACCGTCGGTTGCCTATTAAAAAGCGTGTAGATAGAATCTTTTTAAATTTTGAACAAGCACTACAAAAGTTGTCAAGGGCAGCAAGAATAACAAACGCACAATTGATTTATCTTAGTTGGGTGTTGAAAAATCTATCCAGACTAAAAAAATGAAATCTAATTTTTCTAGAGGAAAATAGGCATAATCTGATGACGGAAAAACCAAAATTAATCCTAAAGAAGAAACCAAAACTCACATTAAAAAAGAAAGCTAAAGGACTCAACGCTGAAGCCTTAGCAAAGTCAAGACTAATCAAATCCGAGTTCTTAATTGAGCTTGGCACAAAGAAAGTTCCCACATCCATCCTTATACATAACCGAACTGAAGTAATTTCCAAAACAACAGACACTTCAAGAAAGAAGAGAGGTGGTGGCTATGCCTTCCATTACAAAGGAAATGCACGAAAAATGCATGACAGCAAAAACTATACTCCGGGTCTTGAAAAATCTGGACTCAAGCTTCAAGGCAGAACCAATACTCTCTCAGCTTTTCCTCAGAATGTTGGGAGAATCATCACGAAAATATACTGTCCCGAAGGCGGAACGGTAGTCGATTTTTTCTGCGGGCACAACAGTAGAATGGAACTCTGTTATAAAGCAGGAATGAACTATGTTGGCTTTGATGTTTGTCACGAATTTATGGTAGAAAATAAAAAGATGGCAGAGATTTTAGACAGACGAAATAAAGAGTCTTTGTTGCCAAGAAAGAATTGGATTAAACTGTATGAGGGAAGTTCTGCTAAAGTTGATCTTCCTGACAATTATGGTGATTTCTCAATTACAAGTCCGCCTTATTGGTGCCTTGAGGAATATGGTCCTGAAGAGCAGCAGTTAGGAAAATCCAAAACATACGATGACTTCATTGAAAATCTAACACCTCATGTCGAAGAAAACTATAGAATCCTCAAGCAGGGAGCTTACTGTTGCTGGTTTATCAATGACTTTAGGAAAGATAAAGTATTCTATCCGTACCACGTAGATTTGTATAGATTATTCATTGAAGCAGGATTCACACCGTTTAACATTTACATAGTTGACTTAGGAAATCCGGTTAATGCTGCATTCGTACAGGATATAATTAAGAACAAAATCTTGCCAAAGAAACATGAATATGTTTTGGTATTCAGAAAGGATTAAAAAATGAGTTCTAAAGATAAAGATAGGTTAGACTTTTTACAAAAACTAACCAACAAAAGAAAGTACACTGGAAAGATTATTCTAAGACCATCAGCAACAGGACGAGGGTGGCGTTTACATGAATCAAACAAGAGTGGTGCTGTTCCCTCGGTAAGGGATGCCATTGATAATGTAATAAAAAATGAATCAGTATTTGGTAAGTACTAAATATGCTAATTCCAGACAAGAAAACAATTAAACGATTAACAAAGGGGAAAATAATAGTCAGTAAAAGTGTATTGAAACACTATGGGGAAACTCTATTGAAAAAACTACATGGGAGTGAAGACTCTGAAATTGTTACCATAGAAGATGAATTACATAAAAAGGATTAGAAATTTGGAAGTTATTTATACCAAACGAAGCAGGAAAAAATGGATACGTTTTATTGAATGGTGGAAAGTAACAAGACAGGATTTTGACCCCATGCCACTAAAGTTAAGAGCATTTAAAAAGCGTTATAATATGGTTTGTAAAAATGGTACTAAATTATTAATAAGACACAGACAAAGGAGAAATGAAAAATGAATAAAGAAAAAAGCGTACTGTGACCTATTGGAACTGTTCAGCAGGATGACAGACCCACAGTTACAAACAAAATCAAACAAGGACTCTCAGGCAAAGAAAAAATTAGGCAGAGATATGATGTTAATTGGTGCGAACATTGCTCTGTTTGGTTCTGATGAAGTCGTTCATTTATACATTGACTGGCGAGCCTCAACATTGACAGGCGATGCTGGAAAAATGATGTTTGTGTTTTCCCAGTTAATTCTGGCAATGAGAACAGATTTAACACCAACAACAAAAATAAATAACTATGATACCATGACAGAATGCTTTGTTTCATTGGAGGGATAAATAATGTTTTCATTACTATTGGCATGGATGAATGCCAAATATAAATACGACTACGAATTTTTATTTCTTGGAGTTGGGTTTTTTGATTTTATAATAATAGTATTTATTCTTGTACAAATTGATTCGTGTTTAGGTCTTACTTAAATAGGGAAATTACACAATGAAAATAGAAAAATCAGAACTGCGAAACATTTTAAACAAACTGAAGCCAGTCTCATTGAAGGATGATGTATTGATTGAAAACTTCTTGGGACAATTAATCTTTTCGGAGAACGAAATTGCAATCTTCAATGACCAAACTTACATGTCCTATCCGATTGATACTGACCTTAACTGTGTCATTAGCTTTACGAAGCTATTCAATTTCATTACTAAAACAACAGGCAAATTTGTAAAGATAACTGAGGATGTGGGCAAAGTAAAGATACTCTGCGGAAAGGCAAAGCTGGACTTAAACTCTTTGATGCTGAACGAAATTGACCTAGCAACTATCGAAGAGATAAAAGAGTCGTTGGGGGATGGTGTACTGTTTGATTTACCGGAAGGATTCAGTCAAGGAATAGCTGCCTGTGCATTCTCTGCAAGTAAAGACGCTGCTGATGGTGCATTGGCTTGTATCTGTATAAATGGTAAAACTATTATGAGTTCAGATAAAACAAGAGGCAGTCTATGGACAATGAAACATCCCTTGCTCAAGACAAAAGAAAACATCTTGCTCAATGCAGACTTAGCTCCCACACTTATAAAAATGGAAGCAACTAAATTCAGAGTGGACAAGTCATGGGTTATCTTCACAGATGAAGACAACTGTATGCTCGCAATGAGAAGAATATCTGGCAAATATCCTTTCAAAGCCATTATGGATTTGATAGCTAACTTTCAGACGGAACAAAGGATTGAATTACCAGAAGAGTTCAACAGAATCCTTGACTTGGTCATTACAATGACAAGTGAAACGACATATCTTGATAGATTTGTCCATATCAAGCTCGAAGATAACGAGTTGATACTATCCTCAAGCTCTGAGAGTGCTAAAATTCAAGAGAAAATCAAAATTGAATACTCTGACACTCCAATATTTATTTCAATCAATCCTACAGCATTACAGGACGCTTTAAAAATGGTTGGTAGTACTATATTAAATAAGGACGATGAAGACAAAAAGGTTTTGTTGGAGACTGAAAACTATAAACATTTAATCATGCTGAAGAGGGCATGATTTCCATGTTTTTATTAAAATATATAGATAAATGGAACATGACAAATACATCATGATGCATAATTACATATTATCTGTAAGGAGGTATGATGACTAAACTTACAAAAAAGAGAATTTCAATTATAGACAGCATGCTTCATCAACACGGAATTGAATTTGGTAACAATATTTTTATAAGTATTTGGGATTTGGCTGACAATATTAATAATTGCTGGCACTCAGAAAATTTTATAAATGTTAAGAAACATCAAAGCGATACCGATGGTCGTTATTCTTTACCTCCTTTTAGAATACATAATTTATTCTCAGCAATTCGTGATGCTGCTGGGAAAAGTGATTATATCAAACTTAGAGAAAGTTATAATAATAAATCGGAATACTTACAGATAATAACCAGTGCAGAGGCACTCTATTAACTTGTAATTAATGAACGTGGGCGAATGCCCCTGACTTAAACCATTAGATTTTCAACATGGAGGTATAAACAATGGGCCTGTCTTGCAGTTGTGATTTTGGTTGGGACCCGGAACCTGGGATGTGGTTTTATTGGGAAGACCATTCTTGGTTTGAACCACTCGATACGTCGAAGCGAAAGAGGTGTTGCAGTTGCGGCGGTCTGATAAATATAGGCGCACCTTGCATTAAACACCACCGGTACAGATACCCTCACACCGAAATCGAAGCGAGAATAAATAATGCAGATTGGGATTTTAACGAAGAGCCGTCAATTAAGATGGCCGACCATTATCAATGTGAATCGTGCGCGGAGATATGGCTAAACTTAACGGATTTAGGTTTTAATTGTTTATCGCCCAGTGAAAATATGCAAAAGAGCCTGAAAGAATACCATGGAATTTCGGGGTTTAAGAAATCTAATAAGGCGCTAAACTCTGAGCGGGCAAGGTCGGGTTCGGGTCGTGAAGTTTAAATCAGCTTGCCAGGCAGAGTGCGCCAGGTTAGCTCAACCATTAGATTCTGGAGGTAAATAATGAAAGCTAAAGATAGATACATACCCCAAATATTTCCTGAAGACCCTGCTAATTGTCCCGAATACAGAGCAAAATTTGAATCTAAAAACGAGAATTGTATAGAAAGAAGAAATGAAAGCAGGTTAAAAATTGAATTTAGAGAAAGACAACGTAAGTGCTTGCACAAAAATAAAAAATGGCTTGCCAGCGGCTACAACTATGGGCCGTGGGACGAATATCTATGCCATGATTGCGGGAAAAGTTTATTTGATAAAATTAGTATTGATGGTGGCTTCAGAATTAATGACTGAAAAATATAATAAACCGCTGGACGGCTGACACCAAAAGCCGAGAGATTTAAGGATAAGATCTTTTTTGTGGCTTTTGGTTCAGGTCAGCTCAATCATTATAAATCAAGGAGACTATTATGGAAAAAATCGTAGGAGACTTTTCAACCGAAGTTCAAATGTCTGGTGATGAAGCAGAAAATATTTGCAAAATGGGGAAGGGTGAAGAATGTTGTGCCTTCCTTACGGTTGGCGCAGATGGTTTTTCATGCATCCGGATGGCCTATCCATCCAACACCAGTATATTTGGCAGGCTTGAAAAAGGCACAATGAACACTAAAGGAAAAGGTGGGTGGAGCGGATGTGCCTGGGAGAATGATTTATAATGTATCAATGAACCGTGACAAAAAAGTTCCAAGTAATTTAGAACGAAAAATATTAAGAATATAGGACATTTATTTAATGCCAAAAGACAAACAATATAATTTCTTTGAAGAGGAAGGGATAGAAGAGTCAGACTTTGAAATCACTGAGTCGAAAGACCCTGAGTGTTATAAATGTGGACTCTATCGCAAAGTCAACTCTCCAAAGATGAAGCCTACTGGACATGGAAAAAAGAAATGTTTAATAGTTGCAGAATCCCCAGGTGGCAATGAAGACAAATTAGGAAAGCAACTTGTAGGCAAAGCAGGACAATGGAAAAGAGAAGAGCTTAAAAAGTATGGGCTGGATTTAGATGTAGATTTCTGGAAAACAAACGCTTTAGCTTGTCGTCCATTTGAAAAGACTACTACAGGCACAAAGAATAGACCACCAACTAAAGCGGAGTTAGCATATTGCCGTCCTCTTGTAACTAAAGCAATCAAAGATTACAAGCCTAAGTTTATTTGGTTGCTTGGTGGAAAAGCGATTCAATCCTTCTACATGGGGAAGTTCAAGACGTTGACGGCTAACAGATGGAGAGGGATTTGTATCCCTGACAGAGAAACGGGTGCATACATTCTACCTATGTATCATCCGTCATATATTATTAGAAGCAGCAAGGATAAAAATCTTGTGTCTTGTTGGGAACGTGATGTTAAGAATGCTGTGGAGGCATTGAAGTTGGAGCCGTTTACATATCAGGATGAGAATAAACAAGTTACCTGCTTGTATAATTTTGATTCTGTTTGTGATGTACTGGACAATGTTCTTGAGGAAGAGCCAGAACATTTAGCTTTCGACTATGAAACAACTGGTCTCAAGCCATACGCTCCCGGACATAAGATATCCACAATCTCTGTTTGCTGTGGGGACGAAGCCCTCTCCTTTCCTTTCAATTATAAAACTCACTGGTCTTCTTTTCAATTTAAACAGATACGAAAGAGATGGCGAAGGATACTGCAAAATGAAAACATTGGTAAGATAGCACACAATATCAAGTTTGAGGATGTATGGTCATCAACTCTATTGAATGTCAGGATTAAAGGATGGACTTGGGATTCAATGCTCGCTTCACATATTCTTGATAATCGTTCTGGGTACACTTCATTAAACTTCCAAACATATGTTAATTTTGGTGTCTTTCCTTATGATGCTAAAGTAAAAAGATTTCTGAAAGTTCCTACTTCCAATGCTTTTAATAAAATAGAGAAGGCAGACCTTTCAGACTTACTTCATTATAATGCTTTAGATTCCTTGTTTTCCTTTAATTTATTTAAGAAACAGGAACAGCAATTTGAATCAGACGTTATGACTGGTCTTAAAAAGAAAAAGAAAATGATTGATGCATACTATCTGCTACATGATGGGACGTTAGCTCTATCTAAAGTTGAACAAAATGGTATTTGTGTCAGTGAAGAGTATTACGAATCTTTGTCAACAAAGGAAGGAACAGGAGAGATTGACAAGAGAATTGCCAAGCTTCAAACGTATCTGAACGAAGGAGAAGAAGCTGGAGTATTCAGAAAAGCAACAGGAAGGAAACTCAGTAACACTTCATCAAAAGATTTGGGGATACTATTCTATGACATCCTAAAAATGCCAAAGATATTAACAGCTAAAGGAAGTTACTCAACAGACAAAGAAGCCCTCGCTAAAATTAATTCACCATTTGCTGAAAAACTATTGCTCTTTAGAAAATTAGATAAAGTTAGAGGCACATATGTAGCTCAGTTCAAGCGAGAGACATATGATGGTAAGATGCACCCCTTTTCCAACTTAAATATTCCTGTAACATACAGACCAAGCACAGACAGACCAAACTTTGCAAACGTTCCAAAGAGAGATGAAGAAGCAAAGAAATATACTCGCTCAGGCATCATCCCATCAAAAGGATGGAAGATACTTGAGAGTGACTTCAGTGGTATAGAAGTAGCGACAAGCACTTGCTACAACTTGGACAAGAATCTAATAAAATATGTGTCTGCTGCTGAAAACAATATGCATAGGGACACTGCTGCTGACTTGTGGAAACTGAAAAGAAACGAGGTAACAAAAGAGATTCGATTCTATGCAAAGAATCAGTGGGTCTTTCCTGAGTTCTATGGAGACTGGTATGGTTCATGTGCAAAGAACTTGTGGGACAATTGTATTAAACTCAAATTAGCTTCAGGCATAACATTAGGACAGCACTTGAGAATGAAAGGTGTTAATAATTACAATGCATTTGTTGAGCATTGCAAAGAAGTAGAAAGAATATTTTGGGACGAAAGATTCCCTCATTATAAAAAATGGAAGGGGAAAATAAACCGTCTGTATCGAAAGCAAGGATTCATTGAGACCCATCTTGGATTTGTTTTCAGAGGATACATGACAAATAATGATTGTACCAATTATCAATCACAGGGAAGTGCCTTCCATATACTACTGTGGACATTGATAGAACTGTTAAAGGAAATCGAAAAGCGTAAACTGAAGACAAAACCAATTGGACAAATATATGACTCGATTGTAAATGACTTGTATCCGCCTGAAGAGGAAGAGATAATATGGCTAATAAATGATATTGGCACAGTGAGAGTGCGGAAAGAATTTGATTGGATTATTGTGCCACTTAAAATAGACCACGAAATAACAGAAATAGATGGGAGTTGGTATGACAAAACAGATTGGAAAAAATAAGAAGAAATTACTTGTTGTATTAAAAAATATGGTTAAAGCCATAAAAAATTCAGATGAAGTTACCAGATTTGAAATTGCAAGTAGTTGTGAGACAGAAGAAGTGCCAACTGAGTATTGGAATACTATTGCACCAACTGGTTATATAAATATGGAAATTAAAATCAGATTTTTGGATGGTTCTTTTAAGATTTGAGAAAGGAGATATATGGGACCAGGAAGAGCAACCGAGATATTAAAAAACGAATCAATGGGGAGAAGGAGGTATTAAATGAAGGTAGGAACAATGGTTACTTTTAGATTGGGAAGCAATCGAGGCAAGGGTGAAGTTGTCAAAGTGAATGAAGAAACTGTACGTGTAAAACTTCCTAATGGTTCAGTAATAAAACGACATATCGACAAACATGATGTTGAGGAGGCATAATGACTTTACAGGTGAAATACCGTCCGAAAATACTGGATGATGTGGTCGGAAATGAAACAGCAATTAAGAGTCTCGCCTCTGTCCTTGATAGGGATAATGTTCCCTCAAGCTTTTTCTTTACTGGATTGCCCGGAGGTGGAAAAACTACACTTGCAAGAATTATAAAGGAACACCTTAAAATAGCAGGGGCAGACTTCTACGAATACAACACAGCAAACACACGTGGTATTGATACTATCCGCAAGATAGCAGAGAATGTTGGCTATGCTCCAATGGTAGGGGATAAGAAATTATATCTTCTTGATGAATGCCACATGATTACTGGTCCCGCTCTTGAAGCTCTCCTTAAACTGCTTGAAGAGCCACCAGAACATGCACACTTTGTTTTGTGTACTTCTGAACCATCAACTATTAAACCAAACACACTTAAAGCAATCAGAAGAAGATGCCATGAAATCGAACTGAAGCCATTAATACGAAGTCAAGTCATTCGATTGCTCAAGACAGTTGCCGAAAAAGACAAAAAGGAATATCATATTTCAGTACTGAGAAAGATTGCTAAGTCATGTTGGGGAAGTGCAGGACAAGCTCTATCCTTATTTGATGGTGTGATTGATATGGAAGACGAAGAGAAAGCGGTGGATGCTATTGAAAATCTTATTGTGTCTGAAGCTTCCATAAAAGAAATATGTCAAGCATTGATTGACCCAAAATTGTCAGTCATAAACAAATGGACGAAGGTAAGAAAGCTCTTGAAGAATCTGAAAGGGGAGCCAGAATCAATACGATATGCGATACTTGGCTATCTCAACTCAGTGCTGTTAAATCATGGTGGGGTTCCTGTTGGACTCGCAAGTATCATTGCGTGTTTTACCGACAGTTTTATGTACACTGGCAGAGCAGGAGTGACATTAGGATGCTTCTTTGCGTGTCAGGAACAAAGCGAACAGGACGTAAGGTTTTAAGATGAAATTAACTATTTCCATAATATTAGTGGTCTTTCTAATGTCTTTATCTTGTGTAGGGGGAATGTGGTACATCACAAACGACCCCCCTTTGCAATGATAAATTAAAGAAGGCTGAAAAAGAAATTGATATCCTAAAAACATATAATTCAAGCATAAAATGGTATCTTGCAGATGAAAAAAGAAAAAATGCTGCACTTACAGAACGTATAAATGAATACAAATAGGGAGGTGACAAGATGGAATACAATTACGAAAAGGATTTAGAAATTGATTTATCAAGTTTAGAGCATAACTTGAAAAGTCAGGCTGGACTTGTAATGAAGTATGGAGAAAAGTGGGCTGAGAAGACAAAAGAGCGGGATAGACAGAAAGAGAATCTTGCTCTTATTGACTCAGAGATAGACAGTGATGCAAGAAAAAACTGGGATACGATAGGCAACAAAGTCAAGCTAACTGAGACTGCGGTACGTGGATATGTTGTTGATACAGCAAAACATAAAGAGGCTAACAACACCTTACTTGACTTAAATCAAGAAGTGAATACACTATCTATAGCAAAGTTAGCTTTTGAGCATAGAAAGAAGTCTCTTGAAGGGCTTGTGTCGCTTTACATCTCAGGATACTGGGCAGACCCTAAAGTATCCAAGCAAGATTTTGATGAAGTAAAATCTGGTGAGATGCACAAAGTAGTAGAAGATGAACTCGACAAAAATCCAAGATTAAATAAAGTCAAACTTAACATCAAAAGGAGGTAAGATGTTTTCACTGAGACAGAAGAGAGAAATATCCGAAGCAGTACAAAAGATTTTGAGAGATACAGAGCATCCAGAACTGCCGGAAACAGAGATTAAATTCTTTTTACACGTTGAAGGCAAAGAAGACCGGTCATGGGCGGATATCCGAAACAATGGTGCTGTACAAAATCCAGTGGTAAATCCACACAACGAACTACAGGACAACAAACAGGAGGTAAAAAGTAATGTCATTTAGAAAACAAGTAAAGAAGCTCAAAAAAGATTTGGAAAAGAGGCATGAAGAAGCAATCGAAACAAAGGATGATACGGGCAGTGCAGAATATGGAACTGTTTTTCTCAAGGATGAAATTCCTGAGGGGATAGAGTTCTGGCGTCCTGAGTATGGGGAACATCTTATCGACATCATTCCTTTCGTTGCTGGTGACAATCATCCGAAAGTCAAGCCGGGAAGACTGTCTTACGTCATTGACTTATGGGTTCATCAAAACATTGGAGTTGGAAATGACCCATTTGTTTGTCAAGTAAAGAACTTCAAACTTCCTGACCCAATTTGTGATTACATCAGAAAGAACAGACTTACAAAAGCACAGTGGAAACCAATTGCTCCGAAGAGAAGAACTGTGTATCTTGTATGGGTTCACGACACTCCCGAAGAAGAAGAAAAAGGACTACAGATTTTTGAAGTTGCTCATTTCTTCTTTGAAATGAATGTTGATGCGATTGCAAAGAATCCTAAAGGGGGTGCTCCTGTCATATTCTCCGACCCGGACACTGGAAAATCAATTGCATTTGAAATTACAAAGTCTGGTACATATAAAGATGATAGTGGAGTGGACAGAGACAGTCAAGCATGGATAGGTCACAGATTTATTGACAGAGATGAACCAATTCCTGATGAAGTTCTCGACACTTCCTTTTGTTTGGATGATGTTATTGTAATGCACCCTGATGAAGACAAAGTAAGTGCAGCATTCAATGGGGAAGATGTTCCTACTCCCAAAGAAGAGAAAAAAGAAGACGAAAAGCAAAAGGAAATAACTGCCGCTGAAGATAAACTGGTTGCAGACGAAGAAGAGGAAGAAGAGCAGTCTGCCGAAGAAGAAACTGAACCAGAAGAGTCAACAGCGGGTGAGTGTCCATACGGAGCAAAGTTTGGTATTGAATGTGATATGTACGAGCAATGTGAAGAGTGTGACTCTTACGATGACTGTTCGGATGAACAGCAACGGTTAGAAGAAGCTAAGAAAAAGAAGAAAGCTAAGCCAAAAGCTGTTAAAGGAAAGAAAAAGCCACTTGTCCTGAGAAGTAAATAAATCCTTGTGCACCGTAGAAGTCTTGCGGTGCACACAACTCAAAAGGAGATGGACATGGCAAAGCTAATACTAAAGAAGAAACCAACGCTGAAAAAGAAATCAGTCACGGCTCAGATACGAAACTTAACTAAAGAAAAAATAAAGATTCGAGTAAAAGAGAAAATAAATACAGACAATCTTATTCCAACTGGTTCTACTTTATTAAACTGTGCTTGCTCAGACAATCCTAATGGTGGCTATGGACTCGGAAAACTTGTCAATCTAATTGGGGACAGTTCATCAGGAAAAACAATGCTGGCTTTATCTTGCTGTGCGGAAATGTCAATATTCAAAAGGTTTGATGATTATGCTTTCTATTATGATGACGTTGAAGCCGCTCTTGAGTTCAATCTTGAATATCTATTTGGTCATCGGACAAGTAACAGAATAGATATGGAAGTGGTATCCGATACGATTCAAGACTTTTATGGCAACATAGTAGCAGCAATACAAAAGGGCAGACCATTTATTTATATCCTTGATAGTCTGGATGCTCTCACCTCAATTGAAGAAAGAAAAAGAGCAATGCAGATGGCAAAGGAAAGTGGGAAAGTAAAAGTTGATGACGATGACAAGCCCATAAAACAAAAAGGAAGTTACAAACTTGAAAAGCCAAAAATGATAGGTGAAGTCCTGCGAGTCATTTGCAGAGACATCAAAGACATGGAAGCTCTTGTCATAATCATATCACAGACAAGGGACAATATAGGATTCGGATTTACAGACAAGACAAGAAGTGGTGGAAAAGCTTTGAAGTTTTACAGCACACACGAATTGTGGTTATCTGTTATCAAAACATTCCTCAAAAGGAAGAGAGCTATTGGTGTCAACACAAGAGCAAAGCTAACTAAGAATAAATTGACTGGTAAGAAACGCTTAGTTGACTTCCCAATATTTGATGACTATGGAGTTGATGACCTATCTTCAAACATAGACTTCCTGTTAGAAAATGGCATCTTTAAAAAGAAAGCACCCGGACGTATAATTAAAGCTCCTGATTTTAAACTGGAAGGAACAAGGGAAAGTCTGATTAACCAAATCGAATTAAATAATCTTGAAAAGGATTTGCAATTACTTGTTGGTGAGACATGGAATAATATTGAAGAAGAAATAAGACTAAACAGAAAACCAAAATATGCATAGGAGAAATGAAATGAGTATTTTATCACGCTTAAAAGAACTTGCTCACAGGCATAAATTTAAAACCTTGATGATTTATCCTCCTCACAACCAAGTGTGTGACAAGGAACAATGTAGGGTATCTGGCGATTATGGATTCATGCTTCGATGTGATTGTGGATACACAAAGCTAACAAAACTTCCAATGGGAATTGAAGAACTCTTTATGGTTAAGACTGTAGTTAAAGGGGCAGTTAATAAGTCGATGAAATCCGAAGAGCTAACAGAGGAAAAATGAAACAACCATTATTAATAATAGATAGTCCCGCACTTTGTCATAGAGCTAAACATGCCATGAAAAATGTGGACTTATCGACTGAAGAGATGAAAACAGAGATTGTTTTTAATTTCCTTAATCAAGTACTGGAACTATCAAAAAGGTTCGATTCTGACGCATTTGCCTTCGCTTGGGACAGCAGAAAAAGCTATAGAACTGCACTTTATCCTCAATACAAGTGGAAGAGAAGAGAAGAAAAGACAAAAGAGGAAAAGCTTTTTGATGGCATTGCTTATAAACAATTTCATATACTGAGAAGGGATGTTCTTCCTGCTCTTGGTTTCAAGAACAATTTCATTCAGACAGGACTTGAGGCAGATGATATAATAGCTTCATTAGTTCAGTGGAGTGGTGACCAAAAGAAAATCGTTGTAAGTAGAGACAATGACTTATGGCAATTAGTGGGATTGTACTGTTCTCAGTGGGATTTTCAATCTAAAAAAATGATGACAGTAGATAAATTCCTAAAGAAATATGGGATTACTAGTTATGAATGGCGATATATAAAATCAATTGCCGGATGTCAAACCGACAATGTGGCTGGCGTTGAAGATGTGGGACCAAAAACAGCGATTAAATGGCTAAGAAAAAAACTGCCTTCACACCATAAGACATTCAAAAAAATTGAGTCTGAAAGTGGGCAGGAAATAATAAAAAGAAATGAACCATTAGTAATACTTCCCTTTGAAGGAACAAAAGAATTTGTGTACGAAAAAAATATCTTGCGTTCTAGGGATTTCTATGACACATTCGAGCAATTAAATTTTCAGTCATTTACAAAACAAGACAGCTTTAGAGAATGGGAAATTGCATTTAACTTACAATGAAGGAGGCAAATAAAATGGCAGAATTATTAGAAAAAAGAGGACTTGATAAAAGCAAAGTATTAACTGTTTTAGGGATATCAATGTTTAGTATTTTTGTTTTGTTAATAAGTTGGCAGATTTTTGCATACAAATCTGAAATAGAAACCGCAAACAAACAAATTGATACTCTTTTAGATGCAAACAACTCACTTGCACTAAAGGTAGTTGAACTCGAAGAGAAAGAGAGGAAGATTTTTAATCATATTAGGGACTATGTACTCCGAATCAATAAGACGGTTCCTAATCTTGTCGCAACAGAGATAGCAAGAAATATTATCATTGCAGCAGACAAGCATGGTCTGCCAATCATTCCTATTATTGCAGTGATGGAACGAGAGAGCCACTTCAATCCAACACTGCGAAGCAAAGCAGGAGCAAGAGGATTGATGCAGGTAATGCCTATATGGGTAAAGAAGCTCAAACTGAAGAGTAGATTTGATTTCCATGATATTGAAACAGGCATTGATTCTGGTGCTTACGTGCTTAAAAAATACTTAGGTGAAAATGACAACAACATGGAAAAAGCACTCTTACAGTATGTAAACTATGACCCTCAGTATGTCAAAGATGTTTACAACTCAATGGGAAGTTTTGTTGTCTTTAAAGGACTATCAGAAAACGGACAAAATAAACAAATAAAGGAGGTGATATTACAGTTAGATGAAGAAAAAGAAGAGCCAATGATTCGACTAGAAGAAAAGCCAAAAACATTTACCCACACAGTTATTGAAGGGGAAACTTTTTCTTCAATAGCTTATAAATACACAGGGGATATAATGAACTGGAAGAAAATACACGAACTGAATTTGAACGTTGTTCCTGAGAAAATGCAAATTGGTTCAGTTGTTTTTCTTCCAATTGAAATGCAACCAACAAAATTATAAGGAGAATAAAACCATGAAAAAATTATACACAATCATTTTTGCAATTCTGTTTACAGTATTACTTTCTGCTCCATCATTTGCTTTTGGTTTACAGGATGTTGACATTAACACAAATACAAACTGTAATACCAATAAAAATACAAACACAAATCTGAACTCAAACACCAATAAAAATACAAACACAAACATTCAAGGACAGATGCAGGGTCAAGGACAGCTTCAAGGTCAAGGACAGATGCAGTCTGCAAACAATGAGGGGGTGACACTGACAGTTGAAGCAGCAGAAACAAAACGAGAATATTTACGGACACCAGATATTGTATTTGCTAACTTAGGAACATATAATGAAAGTGCAAATCCTGGTCCCGAATTTACTCCGTTAGCTATGCTAACCAAATTCAAGAAGAACTATTCTTATGAACATGCCATAAAGCACTATGAAAAAGCATGGGGCAAGGGCAAATGTATTACAAGTGGTGGTTCTTATAATGGAAGACACGAAGAAAAACCAACTAAATCAATAGAGGTAGTAAACTCAGTTGACTTAAACAAGGTAGAGCCAATTGGAATGCTGACAATCACAGCTAATCCAAAATATAAAAAGGAAATGGTCACTTCATTTATCGTGCTGCAAAAAGCTGTCCTGAGTGCCTGTATTATGCAAGGCACAAAAATAATGGTTGTAAGAGAAGGTTCAACAACTAAAGCAATGAACTCTGGTTGGGGAATTGGATTTAATACTTCTGGTGGAATCGTTAATGATATGGATAATCGTGGTAGAAGTGCTTCTGGTTCTGGTGGAACTGGATACTCCAAAGGTGGTGCATGGCTGAGAACAATACCATGGATAACAGTATATGTTTTCAAGGATAAAAATGCTTGGGATTGATTTGAAAGGAAATTAAAAAATGCCCAAAATTTGCTGGGATAATATAGAAGAATTTGTACTATCGAAGAATGGTAATTTAGTCAATAGAGATGGATACAAATTCTTCTATATAAAAAATTGTCTTAACTGCGGTGTTGAATTTTTAGGAAGAAGAAAAGAATCAATTTTCTGTTCCCTTAAATGCTCCAATACAGGAGAGTTTAATAGTATGTATGGTAAGTGTTCTCCTGGTTTCTCTGGAAGAAAACATACCAAAGAAACTAGAAAGAAAATGAGTGCTGCTCAATCTGGAAAAAGAAATCATTTTTTTGGAAAAAAACATACCGAAGAAGCAAAAAGCATGATAACAAAAAACCATGGAACAAATAGAAAAGAAGTTCGAGATAAAATAAGTAAAGCATTGGGTGATGGAAGAATGGCTGGAGCAAATAATCCTTCTTGGAGGGGGTGGAATTACTCATGATGGTTACTGTTTTTTATGGAGGGATTCAGAATTCAAAGAGTTAATAAGAAACAGAGACAACCACACTTGTGTTTGTTGTGGAGCAACAGAAGATTTAGTTATTCATCATATAGATTACAACAAATTAAATTGTAAAGAGGACAATTTAGCTACAGTGTGTAGGTCATGTAATGGTAAAGCAAATTTTGGTAGAAGAGACTGGAAAGTATATTATAAACAATTATTAAAAAATTTATATCTGGGGATGGCTATGACTGCAAACACAACGAGAAGTAAAAAAGCAAAAGGACAAAGATTACAAAAATGGATGTGTAGTAAAATATCTAATTTACTTAATATACCGTGGGGAAAAGATGAGTTGATTTCCACAAGGGAAAGTGGTTTATCTGGGACAGATGTTCGTCTTGTAGGAGAAGCACAAAAGCAATTCCCATTCAGTGTAGAAGCAAAATACCAAGAAACTTGGTCTGTGCCATCATACATTCGTCAAGCGAAAGAAAACCAAAAGGAGGGAACAAATTGGCTATTGGTAATTAAAAAAAATAGGCAGGAACCAATTGTTGTTTTGGATGCTAAAGTTTTTTTTGGCTTGCTCTCAAAAGCAAATTCAACACCGCAGTTGACAAGGAAGGAACCGAAACTTATCTTAAAAAAGAAACTAACATTGAAAAGAAAGGAGCCACAATGAAAATAGGAACACAGATTATGCGTATGTCACAAGAGGTAGATACATTTCTTTCGGATGCAGAGAAAGTAGACAAAGGGCAGAAAGTTGCCTGCACTCGTCTAAGGAAAAAACTGATGACATTAATCAAATCCTGTAAGTCCATAAGAGATGATCTTATGTTGATAAAAAAAGGATGATATGAAAAAAATAATTATTTTTTTCATATTCACCGCTTATTTATTTATTACGTGCATTATTTGTTTTCGCTTGATAAAGAGTATAAAGACAAAAAATCGTTATATGGTGAATACATAAAGTCGTTGTTTAACTTTGTACTCAATGGAAAATAAAAACAGTGCTGGTATCCGGTGGCAGAAATGGACGAAAAATGCCAGGGTTTGCTTGTCTTTCCCCGTCTGCCGGTCGTCCTGCTAGCACCATTTCTTAAAGGAGAGAAAAATGAGTAACTTTATGTTTACTAAAAGTGAAGCAAAAAAGAACATGATACTTTTTGATAAAGAACTTGAAAGGCTACATAAATTACTTACAGCCAAAGTAGATTACGATATATACAAACAGGGAATTGAAGATGAAATCAAAAAAATAAATAAACATATGATTTGTATTTCACAACGATATTCTGGGATGGAATATTAAAATGATTAAAGCACTCGAAGTAACTAACTTTCAAGGGCACAAATATTCACTCCTTGAGTTTGACAAAGGCGTGAACAATATCAAAGGAACAAGTCATCATGGTAAGTCCTCACTCATCCGAGCAATAATTTGGGCACTCCAAAACAAACCATCAGGATTCCATTTCAAATCTTGGTTCTCTACAGATAAAGACAGCACAGTTGTTTCGATTGGATTTGATGACAATTCTTTTATTACCAGAGCAAGAGACAAGAGACTCAATGGGTATATCATACAGGATTTGGAACTCGAAGCACTCCGAACAGATGTGCCGGAAGAAATCAGTCTCATATCCAACATGGACAAGATAAATATTCAGTCTCAGGCGGAAAAGTTTTTCATGCTGCAAGAGACTCCCGGAAATGTAGCTAAAGCATTGAACAAGATTGTTGGGCTTGAGATAATCCATGAAGTCAACACCGCTGTTAGCAGTATAGTTAATTCTTCTCTTGCTGAAAGTAAACGGCTCAAGAATGAGATAAAGGATAAAAGGGAAGAGCTAAAAAAGTATGATGGTCTGGAAGATGTTGGGAATCGGATAGAACAAATAGATGTTGTATATAAAAATTTTCAATCAACAAAACAATATGCAGATGAACTTCAGTTGGCAATAGCAAAAATAAGGGACAAGAAAACAGAACTGCATGAGCTTGACGAGTGGTTAGAAATTGAAATGCCATTCAAACAGATAAAGAAAAGACAAGCTCGATTAACAAAGCTGAAGGAAAAAGAAAAAGCTCTTGGTTTGTTAATAGAGGAATGCGAACTAAAGAAAGAGGGAATAGAAAATGCCAAGAACATCATTTCAATTGAAGATGATGTAAAGGAGGCAAAAGCCATATCTGTCAAACTCTCTCAGTTGCGAAATAAGCACGCCAAATTTGAAAAGTTATACAGTGACATACTTGATACTCAATTGTCCTTAAATTCAATGTCTGACGTACTCAAAACAGATATAAAAGAAAGAACCCAGCTACTAAAAGAGAATAAAAATGATTTTTGTCCAAAATGTGGGGCATATCGACAACATTGGAGAAAGAAATGAACATGAGAAAGTGCCGAACTTGTGAGGAAAAAAAATCGGTGGATGAATTTGACACCCTGCCAAGTGGGTATAGGTGTCGTTGTAAAAAATGCCATGCGATTGACAAAAAACTGGTAAAACTATATAAAGAATCTGGGTACACTATAGAAGAATGTATGGCACAGTTCAACTGTTCAAAAATCACTGTAAATAAGAAATTGGGTTTGTTGAGAAAGAAAGTTACAAAGAGGATTCCAAAGAAAGTTACAACGAAAAAGGGCACAAAGAGAAAAAAATTGGTTATAAATGAAGAAAAACTTAGGTATTGTTATGAAGAAGAAGGGCTTTCCCTACGTCAATGTGCAAAAAAGTTTACCTGTTCATATACGACTATGTATTATAGGGTAAAAGAGTTTGATATATCAGTAGGACAAGAGCAAGAAAAATTATGTAAGAATTGCTCTAAGAAGTTCACCACAAAAAAGAAGCACAAAATATTTTGTACTAAAGAATGCTTAATAGAATATCATCATAAAATTGCAGCCGATGAACGTGCTACTTTCCTTATATTTAAAAGAGACAAATTCAAATGCATTTATTGTGGTGATTCATCTATCGTTGATGGTGTTAAGTTACATTGTGACCATATAAAGCCAAAATATGAAGGTGGTGTGGATGAAGCCAGAAATTTAGTAACATCATGCGAAAATTGCAATCTTTCAAAAAATAACACAAGATTAAAGCCATGTTTGGAAAAACAAATTTTAAAAGAAGTCGCAAAGAGAAACAAATTAAATGGTATTCGTCCTAATACGGAAATTAAATTTACAAAGCGACTATATTTAATTAAAAAAGGAGGTTTAAGAAATGAAAATACTTCTAACAGGTGATTGGCATTTAACTAACGCTCCACCAAAAAAAAGAATAGATGATTATCCACAAAATAAGAAATTGTGCCATATCCTTGGTCTTGCCCATGAATACAATTGCTCATTAATCTTACAGCCGGGAGATTTCTTTGACAGTCACAAAGCAAATGATTTTCTAAAGAGGGCAGTAATCAAAACGCTGAAAGATGTAAATGATATCCCAATCAAAACTATATTTGGACAGCATGACTTGAGATACCATTCCTCAGATACAAAGAACACTCCTCTTAGAGTTTTGGAGGCTGCTGGTGTGTTGTCTATTCTTGGTAGCAAACCAAAAGAAACACAACCAACACAAGTAATAGAATCTGGGAAATATCCACCAAAAATAATTCATTCCAACGTACATTTATATGGAGCTTCATGGTTTGAGGACATCCCAGAAATAATAACAGACGGAATAAATATCTTAGTCATACACAAGATGATAATTAAAAACAAAAAACTATGGGAGGGACAGGAAGATGCTAGAATGGCTAATGTACTACTGCGTACTACCAATTTTGATCTTATCGTTTCTGGTGACAATCATAATGCTTTTGTATGCTCTTACAAGAATAGGCATCTCATTAATTGTGGTTCTCTAATGCGAATGACAACAGCACAGCTTGACCATGAGCCATGTGTTTATATCTATGATACGGATGATAGGACAATCGAAAAGCATTTAATACCTATAGAACCTTCTGAGAAAGTGTTTGATTTGTCTACCATCGAACAGGAAAAGAAAGAGAACAAAGAGCTTGAGGCATTCGTGTCTCGCTTGAAAGATAATGTCAAGATTGATGGTCTTGACTATGCAAAGAACCTGAAACAATATATAAAAGAGAATGATATAGAACAAGGGACATTAGACATAATAAAGGAGGTAATGAATGGAAGAGATTGAAAAGAAACTGGATGAACTAGAAGAGGCTATCACTGATGCAAAGGAAGAGCAAAGCAAGTTAGGTGGAATGCTCGAAACATTGCTGAAGCAGATGGAAGAACGGTTTGGTGTCACTACTGTTGAAGATGCTGCCGAACTATTGCAGGACATCCAAAAGAAAATGGAGAAAAGCCAGAAGGAACTCGACAAAAAATATGCTGAGTTGAGGGATTCTTACGAATGGTAAACCTAGAAGAATTTGAATCCATAAAAGAACACTTCCAAAATGCCAAAGCAAGAAAGACATTACTGGAAGAGCAGGTTGAAAGTTTGGAAGAGAGCTATATCTTCCATAAGGACAGAGCAGCACACGCAGAGAAGGCTCGTATAATCTTCCAAGAAGTAGCACAGATAACGCAGAGCAATCTTGAATATCATATTTCTAAGCTTGTCACGACTGCTATACGCTCGGTATTTGATGAAGAGATAGAGTTTGTAGTCAGATTTGTAACACGAAGAAACAAGACAGAATGCGACTTGTTGTTTGAGGAACATGGGAATGAGTATCATCCATTAGAAGGGTCGGGATTTGGTCCCGTAGATGTTGCATCTTTAGCTTTAAGAATATCATTTTGGTCTTTGAAAAAGAATCGAAGTACCATAGTATTAGATGAACCTCTAAGAAACTTGTCCAGAGATTTGCATGAAAAGGCAAGTGACATGCTCAAAATGTTATCCACAAAGCTGGGACTACAAATAATAATAGTGTCACACCAAACAGAAATAAATATTTCGGCAGACAAGACATTCACCGTAACTAAAAATGGAGGTATCAGCAGTGTCAAAGAGAATATGTAAGGTAATTGGCTGTTCTTCTATACACGATGCAAAAGGATATTGTGGTAAACACTATATGCAGGTATCCCGATATGGAAAAATAAAGAAAAGAACAACCAGTGACCCCAATAAAATAATTATCAATGGAGATATTGCAGAAATTGTTTTATATAATGTAAGGTCAGAAGAGGTAGCAAGGACACTTATTGATGCCGAAGATGTTGACAAGGTTAAAAAATATAAATGGCGTTTACACCAAGGGAGAGTGAATGCAGACATGGGCAGAAAAAAAGTGGGGTTGCAGCACATTGTATTGGGAATAACACCAAGTAGAGATGTTCAAATAGACCATAGAAACCACAATACATTAGATAATCGAAAGGAAAAACTAAGGGTGTGTACCAATAAACAAAATAGTAGGAATAGAAAAGTAAACAGCAAAAATAAATCTGGCTATAAGGGAGTGTGGAGAGACAAGGGAGCAAAAAAATGGCAAGCATATATAACAGTTAATTACCATAAAAAACATCTTGGCATGTATGAAACAAAAAAAGACGCAGCAAGAGCCTATAACGAGGCAGCCTTAAAATATCATGGAGAATTTGCAAAAGTAAATCTAATTCCAAAGGAAGTATAATGTCAAAAGCACATATCAGAGAACCAGAACCAAAGAAAGGAACACAGAATGTTCTACCGCAAGTGATAATTGATTTGCAAAAGAGAGAAGAGATTGGAACTATCCGATATGGAACTCCTTTGCAAACAAATAATGGTAGGAACTCATTGATGGATGCATATCAGGAGGCATTAGACCTTGTTATGTATCTAAAACAAAAACTGCTGGAAGAAGAATAATGGCAGAATGGGTAGAGTGGCAATTAGATTACTTGCTTGATAATTATAATTCAATGACTAACCATGAGATAGGTAAATACGTTGGAAAGAGTACTGAAGCTATTGCACAGAAGTTACATGCACTAAAATTAAAACGAACCGATATGGATTATCTATCTATAATTAGAAGCACAAAAAGAAGAGCATTGAGAAGACTGTTTGAAGAGTGGGACGAAATATTTAAGCTCCCCCCTAAAGAATAGAGGGGAGCCCAATCAATTATATCTTACTTGCAAGACGGCGCTTTAACTCAGCAAGAACTTCTTTTGCTTTCATCTTAGGGTCAATGTTCAGTGCTTCATTAAACTTCTTCTGGTTGTTCCGAGCCACAAAAAACATTACAACCCCACCAACCAAAACTCCGCCTACTAGCCACAAAAATTCCATTTCTACCTCCTTGTTAATGGTTAATTGCCATTCTTTTCTCTCATTATTGCTTTGACACCATAGTATCCAAAGTAGAAGAATACCACAATCATAGCAATCTTAATCTCTTGGGCAAGTATTGTCGCTGTAAAATTCAAAGCACCTGTCCAAGCATTAACTTCTTTTCCATCAACCATAATAATTTTCGGATTCAAATTAGCCATGATTCCCATAAACACAGCAATATTGAAATGAATAAAAGTACTGCCTACAATAATAATTGCAAGTACTCTGCGTGTGATTGCTCTTGGGGCAAACTCATCCTGCAAAGCTTTTACCATTGCCATATTCATTCCGAGAATCCTCACAGACTGATTTGATTTCTCTTCTGGTGTAAAAAACAAGGCATCAAGTCCTTTGACTGCTCCATCAGCTACCTTATCAATAGTACCTAATCCTTGTTCCAATGCTTTTCCTGTGCCAAATACTTTTCCAAACCAAGATAACATAATTTACCTCCTTAATTTATTTGATTGAGTTAATAAAGCAACCACTGCTACTACCTCCACCTCTACCTCCACTAGGTGGTGGACTACTATCTGGTAAGGTCGTAGCGCTTTCCAAATTCGATTTGATGCTAAGATTATCTACTGTTGATACTTCATATTCATAGGTTGTTGCTGGTGTCAATCCCACATCAGTATACTGATTGTTGGGTGTCTGACTAATATTTGCACCATTTCTATACACAACATATCCTGTGGTATCTGGAACGTCATCCCACGAAAGACCTACCTCTGTTTGAGTTACAGAAGTAACCACTAATGATTGTGTTATTGTGGGTGGTAGCGGGGCTGTATAATCTAATGTTCCAACCACACTGCCCGTGGGTAACGGGCTTGCATTTGTTTCAGCATGAATATTAATTATCCCTTGACTCACACCACTAAAATCAATATCTATTGACCAAGCCCCATTTGTATCTGGTGTTGTTGTTCCAATTAATACATTATTGGAATAAATATCTACATCAATAAAGGCCGCTGCTCTGCCATGTACATTAAATGCAGTATAGTTAGTTGAGTTAATAAGGAAGCCATTCATTGGCGATGATATATAAAAAGAAGTAACCTCATTGGAAAGACCACTATAATTAGCTGTTGTGTCATATGCTTTCAATGCAAGAAAATATATATGTCCAGCATCTAAATTAGTTATTGTAAACTCAGGGTTGTTCACATCAACTAAAATACTCAATGGTATATCTACTGGTGAGTTTCCTTCAGTGGCACCAGTTCCATCGTAAGGCTCTCCCGGTGTATCCATCTTATAATGCAATTCATAACCAGCCAAATCTGTTTCCGTATTAGCATCCCATCTTAAAGTAATGTTTGCTGCGGAACAAACAGAAGCAATTAATAAAACTAAAACCAAAAACATGTACATTAAAGTTTTCATCTGTCTACCTCCTTAGTTTTCGTTAACCATAGTGTTCAACGATTGTCAAGTTAAATTTCTTAACGCCTTCCATTAAATTCATAAAGGACTTAAAAGTATTACCAGAATTAAGTACCGCTCTCTCTTCCTGAGTTGCTACTTCCAGTTTTCCAAAGTGTTGAGCAAGCATTATACAACCCTCTGTGTGCTTCTTTAGATTGCCTGCATGGATAAGTACCTTGTCTCTATTGGGAACATTCATAACCTGAAATGTATCTGGGTACTTATCTGAAGAGTATCTCTCACATTCATACTGCTGTGCAGGTATACTGGAAATGTTTCTTGAGTTCTCTATATCAGGTGGCTCAAGACAAACACAAAAAGCTCGGGTGCTTATAAGCCAAACCCCAAACGTGCCGAAGTCAAAATTCTCTTCTACTCGAAGTAGTTTTATTACTGGTTCCCAAATCATTTCTAATAGTCTCCCCTTTGTGAAAGTCTAATATTCTTTGTTTGTTTACATTTGACATAATTGCTACTGCTCCCGTAAATGAACCAATACTAATTACACCAAAGATAAGAATACCAAGAATCCACATTAAAACTGTCCTAGTAAAAAACTTCCCTGTCTTTTCATCAATATCTTTTATCTTTCCATCAAATTCCCTTTGACACTCAGTTCTATTCACCGAGCAATTTACAATATTTGCATCCAATTTTTCAAATATTGTCTTGAAGCCTTCTTTTAACTCTTTTTTTAGTTCCTTCATATCCGAGCATACCCTACCAAGTTTTACATCGTGTCGTGTAAGCAATATTCTATCTTTGTCGGTGAACTCAGTCATTTTACAACTCCTTTATTTTCATTTTAACATCTACTTCCCATTGATTATTCAAATCTGTAGGAATTTTAAATGTTATTTTGTATGGAGAATCTGCCTCCACACCAGCTTGAACTCGAAGTTTAACTCTGTTGTCAGTTCCACCATCAGGGGAATCATCTAATGCTTTTGTTAGCGGTTGCAATATAATAGCTGTTGCTGCCGTTGTCCCATCCACTTTTAATGCTGTGATGGTTGTTGAAGCTAAATCTATGCTTTCCCCAGACTCCAATACGTCTACTAAATCGACGGCAATGAAGAACTGCTCATAGTTTTGTTTTGTAAAGGATTCTACTGAAGCCATTTAAACCACCTCCTTAAAATTAACTTGTGTGTTTTTGTGCTTAAAATTAACTTGTGTGTTTTTGTGCTTAAAATTGGTTTTAATTGCCGCATGTTTAAAATTGTAAATAGCATCTGTTGGTATATATGTACTGCTTGTCGTTGAACTCGAACTCGAAGAGCTTGTTGTGGTAGTTCCTGTTGCTCCTGTCTGAGTTGTCATGGTACTGCTTGACGAACTTGACGTACTGCTGGTAGTTGTATAGGTTGAGCTTGAACTGCTCGAACTGGTCGTAGATTGAGTACTGGATGTAGTTGAAAAGCTCGATGTTGTGCTGCCAGTTGATGCTGTACTGCTGGTAGTTGAAGCTGTACTGCTCGTTGTACTCATTGAGCTTGAGGTCGTGCTTAAAGTCGAACTGGTAGAAGTATGGGTACTGGATGTGGTAGATATCGTACTATGTGTCGAACTGGTGGTACTATATGTTGAAGACGTTGTACTGATGGTAGAATAAGTACTCGAAGTCGTACTTGCAGTACTACTCGTGGTACTGGCTGTTGAAGATGTTGTACTTGAAGTTGTACTGATGGTAGATTGAGTACTCGATGTAGTCGAAGCCGTTGAACTGGAACTTGAGCTACTGGTAGTTGTGCTGTGTGTTGTCACTCCGGGAGCAGTCGTGCTTGTGGTAGATATCGTACTAGATGTGGAACTGGTGGTACTCGCAGTCGAACTGGTAGTAGTATGGGTACTGGATGTGGTACTGTGTGTTGAACTCGTAGTACTCGCTGTACTGGATGTAGTCGAATATGAACTACTCGTGGTAGATGCTGTAGATGAGGTAGTCGAGTGTGTTGAAGATGTGGTACTGATAGTTGAAGCAGTGCTTGAAGTGGTACTCATAGAACTGCTTGTGGTAGACAGTGTAGAACTGGTAGTGCTATACGTTGAACTCGTGGTACTTGTGGTTGAATAAGTTGAACTGGTAGACGAACTGCTTGTGGTTGTTGAATGTGTTGTTGCTCCGGGAGCAGTTGAACTTGTGGTACTATATGTTGACGTTGTGGACTCTGTAGAACTTGAGCTTGAAGTGGTACTCAATGTAGAAGCTGTTGTACTTGTGGTACTGTATGTACTTGATGTTGTGCTATATGTGCTACTTGTGGTACTGACAGTTGAATATGTAGAACTCGTGGTACTTGCTGTACTGGATGTGGTACTCAGTGTCGAAGCGGTAGAAGATGTAGTTGAATATGTAGACGAAGTGGTACTGACAGTAGACGCAGTAGAAGACGTTGTACTAAATGAACTGGTAGTTGTACTAACAGTCGAATATGTAGACGAAGTGGTACTCGCTGTGCTTGAGGTAGATGAGTACGTACTGGATGTGGTACTCAGTGTCGATGCTGTAGAGGAGGTAGTACTGTAAGTCGAACTTGTGGTGGTGTGTGTGGAACTGGTGGTACTGTGTGTTGAAGATGTGGTACTAGTAGTAGAAGCTGTAGATGAAGTAGTGCTTGAACTAGACGCTGTTGTTGAGGAACTAGTGGTGGTACTGTGTGTAGTACTGGTTGTAGAAGCAGTTGAACTTGTAGTTGAAGAGCTGGTTGTTGAATGTGTTGAGCTGGTAGTACTTGCTGTAGAACTGGTACTTGAGGATGTGGTTGTTGATGAACTGGTGGTACTTGAAGATGTGGTACTTTCCGTAGACGAGGTAGTTGAAGCTGTTGAAGCAGTGCTTGAAGTAGTAGAAATGGTACTTGAAGTCGTAGTGGTAGTGGTGGTGGTGGTTGCCCCACCCTGATACTCAAACGCTCCTATCGTACAGGTGCCACCGCTTCTTGCGTTGCCGATTATATCAGTTGTGAGAACGTTAGCGTCTGTATCTGGGCCAACTCCCGCACCCGGCAAATCAACATTTAGCGGTGTAAAATTTCCAGTAGTATAAGCTGTGAAATTAGCTGCCCAGTCTGTTGCCTCTGCTGTCCAATCAACAGCGTTTGTACCGTCACCATCGTCTGAGGCGTTATAGTCAAGAGTGAATGTGCCATCAAAGTCATCACCATTATTAAAAACGGCAGTATTTTTGACTGTTACTGTTCCGTTATCAACTTCAATGCCATCATTATAATTATAAACTACACAATTATAAACAAGCGCTGTGGAACAGATATTAAGATATATCCCCTCTGATGCTGCATGTTGAGCATGAGGGTTATAAACAACACAATTGTGGATTGTAACAGTAATAGCAGCATTGGAAATCTGTATTCCATTTCCGTCTTCAGCCCCGCTGCACACAAGATTTTTAAGAACCATCCCCGTGTTTGCTTGATTGAACAAAACACACGCTGCTGAAACATCACCCGTCCTGGTATTATGTAATTGTAATCCGTCTATTGTTACATTGCTTTGGTTGGCACTTAATATTTGACCATCAGCATCTAATTCAAGTTTATGAGAATTAGCTACACCATCAAGGATACCATTATGCCTTGCTGGATTTGTACCATCGGGTAATGTTAAAGGACATTGTAGTATTTCGGCATCAGAACTAAAACCTGATATATGCACCGCTGCTGCATCTGCGCTCGCCCAAGCGCCACTGATAATCCCATATTCATTATCACCAGCTTGGCTATTTGTTCCTCTATCAGCCTCCCAGGCAGCAACAGACGTAAATCTACGAGTGGAATACTTAGTGTCCCGGTTGGCTTCAGTAGTCTCACCGCCCCAGGATATAGTCCCATCCCAGTAGTCATCGTCAAGTATTATTGCTGAATATACGTCTGCCATTTATTTTTCCATAAAATCACCTCCTGTGTAGGTTCCCGGATTGGATGAACGAACACAGGCCGTCATCCTTAACCTCTTGCAAAAGGCATCCGGGGTTAATTATTAATTATTAATTTTTGGCTTTCTTTTTAGTAAAATTTGCCGAACATCCCAAAATCTTCGAATGCTATACCTCTTATCTCTCGCAGCTTTTGAACCTTCGCCACCCCAAGACTTAGTCCCATCCCAATAATCCCAATCTTCCAATATTATGCTATATATTTCTGCCATTTTCCCCTTCTCCTTTTTCTACTTCTGGCCCTGTGCAATTATACATTACACAATTATATACCTCTACTTTAGGGGGTTCATATTCCCAAGCTCCGATAGTTGGCATATTTTCTCTACCCAATATCTCACGTGGCTCTGAATAAGCCATCTCATACTCAGCCCTTAAAACTTCTTCATCCTCTCTGTTTTCTTTCAGATAATTTTCCCAACACCGTAGACTACAAATGCCATCGGCATTATTTCTGATAAAAACTTCCCCTAGTTTATTGTTACATTGTACACAGTTTTCCACAATTACCTCCTTATTTCTCCGCTAAAGCCATAGGGTTTAAATCTGTTGCCTCAGTCTTGTTCTTTTCATCCCAAGTGCCGGGGTTAACAACCATCTTCTTATAAACTGCATCCCTGGCAAGACCTGTTGTGGCTGTTTCTAAAGTGGTTTTCTCTGATTCCTTAAGCAAAGCCATTGACCATTGATGCTTGGGTAGAGCTTCAAGAAAGTACCACTTATCGTCAGTATCCCGCCAAACAGTCTTTGATACGGGCCTTGTCTGTGACCATCTGGTTGTTTCTGTTTTGTAGGCTGTTGAAAATGGTATTTGAATTGCATTGAGTTTAGCGACAACCTCTTCTCTTTCGCCTTCAATTTTAGATACATCGAAAGCTAACAATTCATACTCTGAAAACCTATGAGCATCATTAAAAATACCAATGATGTCACCGACTATTTTTAAGGGTGTATTTGCTGTTTTGATTTTTAGTGCTTGGGCCATGCTTTTACCTCCACTTAGTTAACCATTCCTCAATACTTATTACCTGTTGTCTTTTAATTAATTCTCGATGTCCTTTACAGGTCGCCTTAACATCATTATAGATATTTGTCAATACTTCTTTCTTCCCCTTTCTGTTGTCTCGCATCAATGTCAACCACTTGTCACCACCAAACATATAATTAGCAATGAAACGGTTCCTTATCATATCGTCACCATTCCAGTGGTAGCCTCGCTTTTCTCCATGATGAAACAGCGTTCCACCTCCTGTCATTATCCATTTTTTCATTCCTAAAGTAGCAAGAGTGTAGTTGATAAAGTTCTCTCCACCTCCATATATTCCAAGTTCAACAGGCCAGCCTCCTAATTTATCATAGATTTCTCTTGACATCATCATTCCACACGTTGACATGCAAGGCACTTCGTAGGGCTCGTCTGCTGCACGGTATCCAGTAAAAGAGTAATGTAGATTTCCTTGCTCGATTTCTCCAGCCAGCTTGTAAATGAGTCTATGCCATTCAAGTATTTTATACGTCAATGGAAGATGGATTGTGCCGTTCAGTCTTTCTTGATTTTCAACATAGTAATTGAACATATCAAACAATCCATCTCTTGTTATAGCACAGTGGGCGTCAACGAACCATAAAATATCTCCTGTTGAATGTTGGGCTCCCATATTCTTTGACTGCCAATGAGAAAGCTTGTCTGTATATTCAAGATACTTTAACCAAGGATTTCCTTTCTGACAAACTTGCATTGTCTCCCCACCTTTGTCCTGCTCTCTACTTTGTGCTTTAACTTCTTCGCAATAGTTGTTAATTGCCATAAACTCAAACTCGACTCTCCCCAAAAGTGATTGTGCCACTGCTTGTGCAGTAAACATTATTTGGGGAAATTCATTTACAAATGGGCAAATGATTGATAATTTGTGCATTTTATTTTCCTTTCTTTTTATTTATTTTTTTGACTTTCAGCTTTGGTTTGTTCTTTGGTTTCTGAAACACAAGACCGTGCTGACCATATATCTTGTCCCCCTCTTGTGAACGCATTCCCACCAATGAAACAAAATTTTGTGCTTCAACAAGCAGGGTCATTTTCCACAAAGACATAATCAGATTAGGACGATTGACTATTGTTAAGGGACCACCCTCTCTGTATCCAAGTTCATTCTCTTTTTCCTTATCTAGGTCTGCCTTGTACTGTTCTAAACTCTGCACTCGATGGCTCCGAACTAAACGAGTAAAAAATATAACAGCAACCCCTCCCGGTTTAAGGACTCTCTTTATTTCTTTTAAATAAGTTTCTACATTCTGAATAGTTCCAAGAAAGAGAAATGTTACCCATGAATGAATAAAGTCAATTGAATTATTATCCGTAGGAATATTGTTCCCTTGTCCTATAAACAAAGCAGTGTTTTTATTCTGTCCACCCTGACGCTTTCGTAACTCCGCCTCAACAAAACTGATTTCATTATGCACATCCATCCCTATTGCATATTTGAAATGCTTTGAAGCAGCAACAACTTGTCCACCTCCACCATAGCCTATATCAAGGGAGACCTTGTCACTCAAATCTCCTATGAATTTCGTAGCCCAAGGTAGCATTAAACAACAAAAAATATCATTCGCTTTATCAAAAGCGCCATCAACTGTCTCACCCCCATCAAACCAAGTAAAGAAAGACCTACTTCCTCTATTTCTTACTTCCTTTATTTCATTTCTAAATCCCTCAGGATTGCATAAATTCATAACGTGACCTCCTTTAATTTTTTTCCCACTCCATAAAGTGAGCTTTACTTCCCTTCTTCTTCCATTTGTTTTCTATCATCCACTTTCTGCCTATATCTCGAATGTATGCAGACTCTTCTGGTGTCCCATACACTCCATAGTCCCATTTAGCTACTTCTTCCATTATCTCTATGGGACCCCTGTGAAACTGCTTCTCAGGATTTCTTGTGGTATCTATAAAGTTTACTGTGTTGTCAACAAACTCTTTCTTTATCAATGATGGGTGTCCACAAAAACCAACTGACATCTTCAACTCTTCTGGACACTCAAAGTATTCCCCATTCCAAGGGAAGAACTTATTCCAGTTTTTCATCTTGTCACCATCTGCTTTAAACTGAGGCAGTCTGAGCAAAGCAAGTTTTGGATTGTTCCTTAATATATATGCCATGTGCATAACATCAACATCTTTCAATAGCTCCCAATCATCTTCTAAGTGTAAAACAAATTCCGAGCCTCCTCTACTTTGCCATGCCCATTTAAAAGCGTCCGAAAAATTAGGTGTTTTTGGCGTTCTGTGCACCATTCTACTTGGAAAGACAACTTCACATGCCTTAATAACTTCATAAGCATCGGCATCCCCAACAGGGTCAATGTTAATAGATACATAACAAGTATGCCCTATCAGCATTTTACTCATAAAAGAATGCAGCGTTTGTGCCAAAATCTCCGGTCTCCTACAAGCTGTGATAGTTACGTCAATGTCCATTTTCTACCTCCTCTACTGTAAATAGCGTTTAACAAAATCAATGATAGTTACTCCTGTCATTTTTTCAGTTAATTGGTGTATCCTAATTAAATTCCCATTTTCATCTTCAATGGATATTCCTTTCTTTAGCTTACCAAATGATATATAAAGAACATCTACGTCTTTATCATAAGATAATTCTATGTTCTCCACCTTCTACCTCCTTTCAAAGTAAAGCAGATTGTTATAATAACCCCCATAGATTTCTTTTCTATGTTTCCAAGGCTCCCAAAACTTCTTAATGCTCTCGGCTCTCTCTTGAATGTTATCATATCCAAGAAGATCGAATTTGTCTATCCAATACGATTTTGGTTGACAATTTACATGATAGTGTCCCCCTTGTCCGGGACCAGCAGCAGTTATTAATATTCTATCTGATAAGTTGGTAAGATTAAGCAAAAAAATATCTGCATACTCTGGCTCAATATGTTCTGCTACTTCAAAGCTCATTGCTACATCAAAAGACTTCTGCAAATCAAATTGTGTCCTTAAATCTGCAATAGTTATAAACTTCAGATTCACAACAAGATGAGGCAAGCAATTATCTGAACCCTCTATTCCATGAGCAAACAAAACTCCGAGTCCCTTAAATCCCATAACATAATCGCCTATACCACATCCAACATCAACAATAGAAGTTGGATTAAACTCTTTGAATATTGGCTCACACACAATGGGAACTCTCCACATTAAAGAGCTTCGTCTTCTGAAAAAACTGTCCTTGTAGATATCAACTAATGGTTTCATTTATTATTTCCTCTATGGCTTTCATTCGTTTTTCCCATGTGTGTTCTAAACTTACCATTCTTGCTGCATTCTTTCCAATAATTTCAAGTTCTTTTGGTCTTTCTAAATAGTAAATCAACTTATCTGCAAGTTCATAAAATGTGTTATAAGATACCATTGTCTCTCTGTCTATAAAATCCAAATTAAATAATTCTGGTATCTTATTGCAAAAAGGAACGCAACCACTCGCAGCTATTTCAAACTGCTTTATCATTGGTTCTATTCCATTATATACAACACAGATTTTAAACTGATTTAAACGACTGTTTAAAAAATGATATGGATGGTTAATACTTTGCACAAGGATATTTTGTTGTTCTAAAAAAGATAACATATTTATTCTTTCCTCATACTTTCTACCATAAAAACAGATATCTTTTTTCCTATCATTTCCTTTATCAAAAAACATATTTCCATCAAATGCTTTTGGTATCCAATATGTTTTTGTCCCTTCCCCATTTAAGGAATCCGTTGTTTTCTTTCCAGTACAAAGAAGCAAATCAAATTTTTGTCTTTTAAAAATAATGGGCCATTTCCCTTTATGTGGGCTGCTTCCTATTCCACAACCATAATTTTGACAAGCATCAAAATCAAACATGATTTTTTTGCCTTTAAAGTCTCCCCAATCAAAAGGGACCATTCTTCTTAAATGCTTAAAACCCACCATAAAAATAATTGCTTCCTGTTCTTCATAATCCAAAATCTCTGTTACTTTTTCAGGCCATCCATAATCAATAACTAGCCATGTAACATCAAAGAAACAGTCAAATGCAGTTATAACGGAATGGTAACAAGACTGTCCCGGTCTAGTAAACCCATGAGTAATTATTGCAATTTTTGTTCTCATAAAACCCCATTTAAAATGTCTTTCATATCAAATTTCTTTCTAAACTCTTTTCCCATTTCTTCTGCTTTCTTCTGTCTCAAAGCAGGATTGTTTATATACTGCTCAATTAAACTGTCGTATTGCTGTGGTGTTTTGAACATAGGAACATTGATACTGCAAGGAAACTGCTCACTAATAAAGAAACAATCATTGGAAAGAAAGTGTCCAATCCTATCCCATTCCACATAAGAACTATTGTCGTATGCATGAATATTTACATTTATTTTTGTCTCAGTTATTTTTCTTCCTCTTGTCACATGGTCAAAACTGTGTACATACACCCAAGGATGTTTAACTTTTGTATTAAATTCATTCCTTCTTTGATTTGCTCCACCAAGCATAGTAATATTTCGATTGCACACAGAACTAATAATATCGAACTTCAAACAGGGATGGTATCCTATAGGAACAAACTTACCTCTTTCATTTACTTTATTCGAGTCCCAAATTTCATCCCATCCAAAATCATACCATTCATCTACTTCATCCTGATTTTCCATATATAACTCTACCTGATAGAGAATGTGATAGATTCCTTTTCTCTTTTGTCTATCAAACGGCTTTCTAATAAACAAAGCAATATCACACTCAGAATAAAAACCACTGTATGAACTTACTGTATGACCCAAATCTTCAAGAGAATGTTTTAATATTCTAAATATGTTTGCCATATAAATAGCTGAACGGTCTGTTTCTTTATGTAGATATATTTTCATAAAAAACCATCTTTAACCTCATTGTATAAAGCAATATCTAATTTATTGTGCGACTCAATTTCTTTTCTTTCCTCATATTTTTCAACAATGCCAATAAATAAAAATTTACTAATATCTCCACCAGTCATCCATGTTATTAAATTTTGATTTAAGTATGAATATTCTACCATACTTAAATCTTTATATTTTTCATCCTCTCTTCTCAAAACACTATATTCAGAAATAATTCTTTCAATTGGATTCCGTATAAAAGTAATAAAAGGACACTCCATATACATATATTTCCTAATTGTAAAATGCCCAAATATAACGTCATAGTTTTCCCAATCAAAAGAACCAAAACGACTCTGATATGCTTTATCACATAATTCAAAACGATTAACAAGAAGTTCTTTACCATTCTTATTTTTATATAATCTTGGTTCTTTTTTAAAAGACAAATCTCTGTACACTCTTGCCCTTCCAAAAGTATTCTTGAGAACATCTCTATTAGTAGTTCCGGCACATCTCGGAATATGAATATAAATGTATTTATTTATATTGGCAGTATCCAATTTATATTCTTCCCCTTTTCCTTTTCATATATTTCTTCTGCGTGATTCCAAGCAAATAAAACTACATTCTTTGGATTGTCTCTTTCAAACTCATAGTAAGGGACAATTGGTATATGCATACCCGGACTTAGGGTACCTTGTTTAATTGGTGTTGTATCATATATTCTGCTTATCAAGTTAATTCCTATATTGCAGTAGTTAAGAATTGTCGTACTCTTTGCCGTAGCTCCATATCCTACCACACTTCCGGGAGTGCAAAGTAATAATCTTTTTATGAACTGCTCCCGACTATATTTCACTCTATCACTAAACTTCAAAAAACTTTCAATTTTAGTTAAGTTCTCCTCTTTAATAAAACATTGTATTTTTTCCTGCTCACCTTTTATAAAGTCTTCGTGACATACATAAGTTCTCATTGACCCACCATGCACTCCTAAATATTCTACATCAAACAGACGTAAATTGTACCTTCTCATAACTGCTTCAAAGGAGGTAACTGAATCTGTAAACACATGCTCATTATAAAACTGGTCGTAAGAACCAAGAGCCATTATTTTATTGAGTGAGGCTCCTTCATTTATCCACACACCATTTTTCTTCAGTAGCTTCTTGATTCCTTTTAGAACTGAATCTCTATCCTGCATATGAGGGAATACATTCGTGCTTGTAATCACATCTGCCCGTCCTCTATATGCAACTGCTTTTTTCGCCACCTCTTCACTAAAAAAGTTATTGTGAGTTGTCAATCCCTTTTCAGAGGCAATAGCATTTACATTACTGGAAGGCTCGATACCTAAATGCCTGTACTCTCTAAAGTTTTGCAGAAACGTCCCATCATTACTTCCTATTTCTACTATAATACCATTCTCAGGCAGGAACCTTTGCTTTATCTCATCTGCAAGCTTTTTGAAATGCTGAACCATATAATTAGATGTTGAAGTAAAATAGGCATACTCATCATTGAATATTGCCTCCTTCTCAGGACAGTTACCTATCTGAACTGTATAACACTCAGGACAAAAGTAAATCTTTAACTCATAAAAGAACTCTTTGGTGTGGTCTTCCGTAATAGACAAAAAATGATTAGCTATGGGTTGCATTCCTAAATCCAAAAACTCTATTGCATCGGCATTACAAATTCTACATTTCATTTTGGTTCCCTCCATTTTGGGATTGAGTAAATTTGAAAAACTGTTACACCTAATTTCTTATCCTTGCCAATATATTCTCCGAAAAACTTTATCGGTTGTACTTCGTCATGTGCCTCATCAAACACCAAAGCCTTCTCTTTTAGTTTGTGTACAAAATTATTAACTCCGGCACATGCATGGGTATCATGGAAGACAACAAAGCCTTTGTAGTTCAAAAACTTCTTGGATGATAAAAAGTCATGTTTCACTCCCTCATAACTATGGTCACCATCAATGAATATAATATCATAATTACACTGAAGGTTTTCTAAGAATCTTTCTGCTTGCTCCGAATGAGAATCACCAATAAACTCACTGTGAGGCACGTCTTTTAATATCTCTTGTCTGAGTGCATACTTTTTGTGCCTATTATCATCAATGATGGCTATGTTATCAAAGTCAAAGAAGTGATTAAACAGATATGTATTCCCTCCTGCTGCTGCACCAATCTCCAAGAAACTATGAAACTTCAGATTGACATTCTTTAAATCATATATACATCCGGCAATTTCACTTGCTATTTGCTGCAAGTGTATCCCTCCTTCATATTTTCCACCAAAAGTTGGAAGGTCATCAACTCCTAAATCTAAAATCAGCGTTTCAAGCTCTGACAATATCTTTTCTTTCCGTTTTTCGCTGTCTGTGATGCTCATAATCTGCGATTTCTCCTCTTAATCTATACGTTGACTTGCTTCAACTCACTCCCGTTGTAATATCGAGCTTTAATTTGTCCGATATATTCCGATTCTGGATATTCTTTTCTTTGATGGTGTATCCCAGAGTGCCATAACTCCGCTACTTTGGGATTTGCTTTGCCTATCCAAAACTCACATTCATATTTACTTTTCATTGGGAATAATATCGGAAGTCTTTTTATATAGTCTGTATTTGCCCACCAAAAGTTGCCAGAAAAATGAGGGGTCACTTTTGTCCCTTCTGCATGTTTAGAAGCTGCCCCCATAAATCCCTCCCCAAGATGCCAATTAACCCCAACAATGTCTTTTCTTTCTAACTCCTTTAAACATTCCTTATATCGGTCAAGAGCATAGTGTTCCATCAACCGTCGCCAATCAGTAAATGATGATGGAGAATTACGGGAAACTCCTTTTGTGTGAACATAAAAAATTTGCCCATTAAATGTATGTGAGGTAAGATGTAAATGGGTAAGAGTAAGACTCTCATATAATTCTGGTTTATCTATATGATAAATAATCTCTGTCTTTTTATCGTATTCTCTTGTTGGTTCTTTCCCAACCAAACCAATACAAAGCTTGTCTATTTTATCATATAGACCTGACTTCTTCATCCTGTAAAGCTGTTGCTCTACAATCTTGTTCCAGTTGTTTACTTGATAAACGTGCATATATCCGTAAATCATAAGTATGCCTCCTTTAAGGGACCTGTGTTTGGCACAGGATTGTCCCTAATAATTCCAAACAGTTTCCGCATATCTGGGATAATGACTTCATTTAACCCACATGTAGATTCAAAATAACTTACAACGTACTTTCGTTTCCCTTCGCTTGTCGCTTTGAGTGTATTGTACATGTCGTGTGCAGTCAAATTAAAATCATCACTATCTTTAGCAACAGTACAAACTTGGGGGTTGTCATAAACAACGTGGGAATGATTTGGGGGATTAGAAATAATAATAGGAGTTCCACATCTCAACGCTTCTAAGGGACCTCTATCATTCTGACCTCCACCTCCAAGATAAACAAAAAGCTTTGACTGATTCATTATCTTACAAACTTCTTCTCTTGAGACCATGCCGGGAAAAGAGACATCCAAGTGGTGGTCACTCACCTTTTGTATTATTTTATTTGTGTTTACCCCACGGTTCCCTCTTCCCGGCATGATACACTTTAAATTTACATTAAATAATTTCTTGTATTCGATTATGGCTTCAATCGTTTTCCATTGTCCCTTTTTTTCATGGATGTGACTGGCGCCAATACAAATATCATACTCTCTTTCTATGTCCATCGGAAAAAAACAATCTTGGTGTATTGGTTTCTTAAAATCATAAAAGAATCTTCCATGCACATCCCAAGAATGTTTGCCACTCAAGTCATCAAAGACAACATCCCAAAATCTCCATCTCTGTCTGCCAGTATTAGCAGCATATAAAAGCAACCATCTTTTCTGTGCTTTCATTTTCTCAAGGAAAGGAAACCATGTGCGAAAACCTCCTCTTGCAAATATGATATCATCCTCTTTCAAAAAGCTTTCAACATATTCGATTTGAGGGGTAACATAAACTGGAATCCCATCTAAAACAGTACTGCCGGGAGTCTTCGCTGATTCGATAAAGATAATCAAGTCATCAACTATTTTCTCTTCTTTCATTTTCTTTATCATATGGAAATAGCCTTCAGACAACAAACCATTTCCATTGACAGCATAAAAGTTTTGTGTTTCTTTGTCTGAGTTCCAAGGTTGATTTGAACCAACAGGACAAGGACTAACACTCGTATATAGAAAAACCAATCTCATTCAGACCATCCTTTCTCAAGAGCTATTTTACAAAACTCATTTCTTTCAGATTTCTTGTGCGCCCTAAATCCTAACTTTAGAATAGAAGTTCCCACATGATGAAAGATTACATTTCCTGCATCCTTATACCAATAATTTTCTTTTGGCACAGTATGATACCAAATCCAATCGTCACCATGGAAAGTAGCAACTCTGTCACAAGGAATGGGAGGAATGTCATCGAGCAGTCTTTTTCTTATTGTAAATGCCCACCCTTCACGTTTGTTTATTAACTGAGGGAAAACTTTTCCCTTCCTCAGTTCTTCCATAGAAGTAACCGTTCTAGGGACAGCAACGCCACAATTCGCATACTTTTCAAATAATTCTAAATTCCTTTGAAAGAAGCAGTCCAAAAGAACAATGTCATCATTAAGAAAGGAAACAAAATCACAATTCTTTGAAATGTATTCTCTTCCTAAGTTCAAAGACTCATTTACAAGTCTTGTATCTGAATAACAAACTTTGGTAAAGAATCCATTAATTAATGGAATCTGTTCAAATATCTTATGTGGCTTCTCCTTTGTATTATCAATGAGAATCACTCTCTTTGGTTTCAAAGTGTTTTCAGAAATACTCTGAAGTAACTTTCTCAACAGGTCAAGATTAACAACTGGTATTATCACTTCAAATTGGCTCATTTATATTATACTCCCTTTAGCTCCATCATTGTTGGTTCATAATATGTTCTGTAAAGAAAGTCCATGTTATAATGTTGCCGCATAAACGTCTTGGTCATTACCGATTCATTATCTTTCATCCTTGCAAGAGTAATTATAGCAAGGTCATGATAATACTTTGCGGGGTCATCGGGAGTGAAAGTCTGCGTGTGAGAACCAAACTCAAAGTATGTTGCATGTCCCCCACTGATTTCGATTTGCATCTGCAATGACTTATTAAGAACCATAAAAACTCCGCCTGCCAATGAAGCCTCAGGAACAACTAAGCCGAAACTCTCTTCTCTTGTTGGGAAAATAAATAGGTTGGAACACTGAAATAGTTCTCTCAGCATTTCTTTTGGAATGCCAACGTCAAACTTCGGTGATTCAAAATCAGAAGTAAAAGTAAACTCCTTCTGGTCAATCAGTCCGTTTTTCATTGCATGTTGTCTGTAGATATTGGTATCTTCTTTCTGTTGCTTTCCAGTTGCCCATTGATTTGCAATAACAAGAAATACCGATTTTCCTTGCATTTTCATCTCAGCAAATATGGTCATAACTTCCTTAACTCTCTTTGAAGAAAGTCTATCAACTGAAGCAGGAAGAACTTGAACAACGTCAGCTTGCATTATCGCAGGGTACTTATCAATGAATCTACAAGTGTCCTCTTGAAAATCAAAGAACGTCCTTATATCCTTTATGTGTGGGATAATCCTAACGTCATCAGCGAACCCTCTATACTGTTCCGCAACTCTGATTCTGTCTGTATTGTTTGGGAAGACAAGCTTGTGATTGACGCCATACTGTTTGATGAACCACCAATCTGACATGGAACTTGGAACAGAATGTATCCAATGCAGCCAGCGTAAATTAGGAAGGTTGTGAGAAGCTTGTCTACATGCTTGTCCATATATCATAAACCATCCTGTAAACACGAAATCATGCGTGAAGGCGAAGTCAAAATCTGCTAACTCCTCAACTAAATTCTTCCTACATTGCTCGATAATCTCTTTGTGTTCCGGTGTGATGTCATTGACAGATGTATAATCTATCAGATGGGCAAAAGGGATACTCTTGTGGAGTGTTACTGATTCGTCAAACTCTTCCCCATTGTATCCTGAGTTTACGAAAAGATGAACATCGTGACCAAACCTTGATAACATGATTGCTTGGTCTTTTACAATTCCAGTTAAGGAATACCCTGGCTGAAACTCCATAAAATTTGTTAATAGTGCGATTTTCATTTTCATTCTCCTCTCTTCATTAGGGTTAATAATGATTGTGTTGCATTTTATAATGATGTTGCTGCCACTTCGTTCCTTGCAGGTGCAGGAACATCTGTTTTGCTTATCCATGTATCTGGCGTGTACTCATCACAATCTTGATAAAAAGAACCAGCCACACCACAATATATATATCCTTTATTGTTTATTGTAGAAGCTGCTAATTCTTTTCTTGCTGGCAAAGGATTGTCTGTTTTGCTTGTCCATGTGTCTGGTGTGTATTCATCACAATCCCTAAAATAAGAAGTAAAATGAGTGCCGCTATATATATATCCTTTATTGTTTATTGTAGAAGCTGCCAAACTTCCTCTTTTGGGCAATGGACATTCCGTCTTGTTTGTCCAAGTATCAGGAACATATTCATCACAATCCACAAGAGAAAGTATTCCATACGTACCACAATAAATATATCCTTTGTTGTTTATTTCGGAACCAGCTAAACGGATTCTAGGTGGATATGGAGCGTCCGTTCTGGACACCCATGTATCAGGAACATACTCGTCACAATCTTGTGATTCTCCATATCCATTGCCACAACAAATATACCCTTTATCATTTACTGTAAAAGCTGCTGCAAAGGTTTTTCCAGGCACTGGTGGGTTTGCTTTAACTGTCCAAACATTGGGAACATATTCATCACACAAAGCAGCATTGCCACTTCCTTCATAACAAACATAAGCTTTTCCTTGTATTGCAAAAGAACAAGCTCTAAGTATTTCTACTAAACAATCAGTTTTATTTGCCCAAGTATCAGGAGTGTATTCATCACAGTCTTGTAAAGCACTATTATCATTTCCACCAAAAACATATCCTCTTCCAGTAACAATTATAGATGGTTCTCTCGCTAAATAAGTAACAAACAAAAGAGCTTTCTCATCTCCATTAGAAAAACGAACAGAAGAAAAACCTCTTTGACCAACTGAACTGACATCCTCTATTATTAACATAACAGAGTTTCCGCTTTCCCAACCAACTCTTTCAATAATTCCTTGAAGTGTGTCAGTCAAATCAGGAGTATCATAAACATCTCCATCTGTCCAACTATTTAATAAATTCCAAGAAACCCAGTCAGTTAAATTATAGCTTTGCAACTCGGAAAAGGTAACAGGGGCATCAGGATTATCTTCGTCCACAAACGCACAACGCAAATTAACAGGAACATCAGACCTATCACTATAGGCAGTAAATCGAACATAAACATTGGATACCTCTGCTCTGTTCAATATAGTTATGTTTCTAAATCTTATGAATGCTCTATTAGCCATCTATTAACAACATCTCCTTTGTATTAAGCAATTCCACTTTTGGCAAATCCTTTGGGATATGATATTCTTCCTTAGTATCATACCAATCTATCAATTTATCTTGATTTTCCTTCCCTCTAATAAGAAAAGCTATTCTCATTTTCATGTCTTTAGGAGCAGAACTTAAAAATTCGTAAGTAACATTACCAATTCTTCCTTTAGAAACAAAATCAATAACGAGCATTTCTTTTATCCTAAACTCCCACATTTCCATATCTAACCGGTGTCTTTTCTCATCTGTAAGCTCTCCTATCTGTTCTTTCAAATAAACTGCTTGTTGATAAAATCTATTAAACTCTCTCTTTGTGTCTTTAATCACTCTTTTAGACTCTTCCATCAACATAATCTTTTCTTTGTAATCAACTTCTTTTCTTTTCTTTGTAAAGCCAGTGGTGTTTTTTAAACTAAACTCTAATTCCTCTATATCAATTAGAAGTCTTTCATTATTACAAGTAAGCTCTCTCAGTCCTCTAAATCGTTTATACAACTCTCTCAAAGCTTGTTTATACTGTCCATACAGAGTCCCTCCTGCTCTTGTCGTTACTAAAAAATCATCTTGAAATTGACTCATTCCTGTTTGATGGTCGTCCAACAATTGCTTTAACATTTTTTGCCTCCTTATAGTAGAGTTATTATGCCACTCTTGATATAATCACATAAACATTTATATGATGGTATCATTGTATTTCTAAAGTACTTTTTTATTTGCTTTACATTATTAATTTTTCTGCCGATACATGGTTTCTTCTTTGTTTCATATTTAGTATAAACAAATGCTTTCAATTTGTCAATTCCTAGTTCATGTGCTAATAATAATCTTTGTTCTCCTACATGCATCCTTAAAAAATCAGGACTGAATGATTCCACAACAACTGGGTCAAGGATTCCTTTTTTCTTTACATCCTTTTTTAACATCTTATATTCTTCTTTGCTTCTAATATCCTTCTGTTTCTTTACATTTTCATGGTAGAATCTAATTTTGTTTATTTTAATATTTGTATAGATTAACATAATTATATAGTTGATGCTGCTAAATAATATCTTGCTGGTGTTGGAGTGCTTGTTTTGTTTACCCAAGTATCAGGAGTGTATTCATCACAGTCTTGTAATCTACTATAACCAGAATCCTCACCACAATAAACATATCCTTTACTATCAATAGTTGAAGCTGCCAACCTTCCTCTTTCTGGCGAAGGCATGTCTGTTTTATTTGCCCAAGTATCAGGAGTGTATTCATCACAATCTCTGTACTTGGTAGAGGAATTATCATACCCTCCATAAATATATCCTTTATCGCTTATAGTTGATGCTGCTAAATCTCTTCTTAATGGCAATGGTGTATCTGTTTTGGCTGTCCATGTATCTGGGTCATATTCATCTACATCTCTTACCAAACTCGTATAATGGCCACCATAAATATATCCTTTATTACTTATAGTTGAAGCTGCCAAACCATATCTGTAAGGTGAAGGCATATCAGTCTTGTTTGTCCAAGTATCAGGAACATATTCATCACAATCATATAAACCACCGCTACTGCTGGTCCCTCCATAAATATATCCTTTGGAACTTATAGTTGAAGTGGCAAATAATTCTCTTGCTGGTGAAGGCATATTCGTTTTGTTTGTCCATGTATCTGGGTTATATTCATCACAGTCTTGTAATCTTGTATTTGACAATTTTCCACCATAAACATATCCCGCACTTCCGATAGTCGAAGCCGCCAGATTTGTTCTTGCTGGTGAAGGCATATTCGTTTTGTTTGTCCATGTATCTGGGTTATATTCATCACAGTCTTGTAAATCATAAGGACTTACTAAGGGGTCACTTCCCCCATAAATATATCCTTTTGGTTCTTCTGGCAGAATTGTTGTACTCGTTGTGGAGCTTGAGCTGGTAGTACTGGCTGTTGAACTTGAGCTAGTTGTGGTACTTATGGTCGAAGTTGTAGAACTGGTGCTTGAGCTTGAGCTTGAAGTTGATGTGGTTGTTGAAATAGTTGAACTGGTAGAGCTTGAGCTTGATGTGGTTGTTGAAATAGTTGAAGCTGTCGAGCTGGTAGAGCTGGAACTGGTTGAAGTGGTTGAAGTGGTAGAACTGGTACTTGAACTTGTGGAAGCTGTTGAACTGGTAGAGCTTGAACTTGTAGTGGTAGATAAAGTAGAAGCTGTTGAACTGGTAGAACTGGTGGTAAATGAGCTGGTTGTTGTTGATAATGTTGAAGCTGTCGAGCTGGTAGTTGAACTTGTAGTAGTTATAACTGTAGAAACAGTTGAACTAGTGGAACTTGAGCTTGATGTAGTAGATAAAGTAGAAGCCGTTGAACTGGTAGAGCTTGAGCTGCTGGTTGTTGATAATGTTGAAGCTGTCGAGCTGGTAGAGCTTGAACTTGTAGTGGTAGATAAAGTAGAAGCTGTCGAGCTGGTAGAGCTGGAACTGGTTGAAGTGGTTGAAGTGGTAGATGTGCTTGTAGAGCTTGAACTGGTAGTTGAACTTGTAGTTGTAGTTGAATAAGAATTACACTGATACAATTCTATTTCACAAATAACTGCATATTCACCAGCAGCATTACCATTATGATATAATCTCCAATGCTTATAATACATCCCATTATCAAACCACCATTCTTTAGTCTCGCCTGAAGACCATTCAATACTTGTATGACTTAACAGAGTAACTTCTTCTCCTGCAAAGAAACCAGTATCGGAAGCTTTTAAATCAAACGATGTTGGGTGATAAGTATATTGTAAAGCATTAGTTTTTATTACAATCTTACCAATTGCTCTTGAGGCCAACATTTGAATGTTAATCCATTGTGGAAATCCAGAAGCTTCAGACTTCCAGTAATCTTCTACATCTTCATCAATTGCATCAGGTGATTCATTTCCTAATGATTGTGATGAAGCTGTTGCAACCATTCCTACACATCTATTAACATCCTCAAATCCAACATCACAAGGATTAATCGTTGTTGTGGTTGTCCCACTTTCAGTTGTTGATGTTGATGTTGAACTTGAGCTTGTAGTTGTGCTGTGTGTAGAACTGGTAGTTGAAGCTGTCGAACTGGTACTCGAACTTGAGCTTGTAGTTGAATGTGTTAAACTTGTGGTACTTATTGTTGAAGCTGTGGAGCTTGTAGAACTGGTAGTTGAAGCTGTGGAGCTTGTAGAACTGGTAGTAGTAACTTCTCCTACAGTTGCCCCCATAAGATTTTCATTTCTATCATTATAAAAGATGGAAGTTGAAATGCAATAACCATCATCAGAGGAAACAAGAGGAGAAAAAACTCCTTCATATGTAATTGCTTCAGAAGAAGGCTCAAAAGAGAGCAAAAGTCTCATATTTGATTTAGCTGTCTGTACTTTTCCTAAAACTCTAAATTGAGTTATTATTGACTTCACTAACCTAAGCAAAGTCAAATCAAACACATCGCCACCATCAAAGGAGAAGGAAAGAACGTCCCCCATTTCCTGTTGCGATAAAAACAAACCTCCATATAGCTCTATCTGTAGTTTTGGTCTCCTCTTATTATCTTTCTCATAGTTCAAACAAATTAAGGCATTTCCCTGACTAGTCAAAAAAGGATATTCAATTTGTTTTGCCTCTAAAATGCCATAATCATCAATACTATCGTCATCTTGAATTTCTAAAGCATTTGTAAAAAGCTCAATGCCTTTTCTGCTCGCAGCAGACCATTCTTTATCAAAAATAGCAGTGAATTTGTTTTTTATATATGTTCTATTTGTGTAACTTATTTTGGTTGTTTTTAAGTCAATTCTATTTGCACCGATCTCTTTGTCTGTTGTCTCTTCCCTATTAATAAATCTAAGATGGTGTTGTCCTGCCTCCCAAAAAACAAGTGAACGTGACTGTCTTGCTATATCATGAACCAAATCAGGAACAATAGGTGGATTCAACAAAACTACAGACTGATTCATAGAGTATGTTGCGTACATTGCTCCTGAGGCATCATACGAACTTATGTCTATCTTATTTTTAGATAAATTACATCTTTCTACAAGAAGGTGCTTTAATATATAATCTGGTCTTTCAATCAAAGAGCCCTCAGTTCCATAATTTTCAGAAGCATCAGCGGGCTGCCCTTGCACATCTGCACAGACCAAACCACCAATAACTGTATCTGCAACACTGTTCCCAGTTAAAATAACTGTTCCTGTCTTTATTGCATCTCCTGTTTTTGCTGCTGTTCCAGATTTATAAGCGGAACCAGTTTTTGTTGGTTCCGCAGTGTATTCCACTACTTTATAACAATCAAAGATACCATTCCACCCAACATCCCCTAATTTACACCATACATTTATTGGTTGGCTCCATCCACCCAAAGCTCCTTCAAAAACAATACGAGCCCATCCTTGATAGACATTATGTAAAATTATAGCATCGCCATACATATAGTTATAACTGACATAAAGAGGTGCAGAAAAGACACTCTGATATAAAATGTAAAATGTTTGTCTGAGAATCGTTCCATAATTGTCAGAAGGAAACCCAAAAGAAACAATTCCCCCACTTGGACTAATTATAGTGTTTGTTACATTATTACCATCACGACCACCAATAGGACCAGAATTGGCATATACTTCTTTTGTTGTTCCACCAATAGAAAAACCGAGATCATCATCTACACCAATACCATCATCCACATCAATAGTATCATCTACATCAATGGTATCTACTGCTTCTACGTTTATTTGTTTTGTGATGTATGGAAGAAGATTAAATTCAATTACCCCTTTTCCGGGATAGTCGGCATGTTCATCTCCTGTCTGTCCTGTATAGATTGTATAAAGACTTGAATCCTGTCTGACAAACTCGCCTGATGATCTATGCTCAACATAAACAGCAGGAATAGAAACAATGGAATGTTCTATAATAAAATAATAATTGGACTGTATTTCAGCTACAGTTGCCGCAGCATCATGTTCGGAAGCATCAGTACTATCCACTCCCCTTGTGCATCCTGTAAACTGTGTAGCTGTCTTTCCTACATAACTAATTTTCTCATTGTCTATCTGAATTGTGCCAGTATCAGGAAATAAACTTGCATTCGTAACATCAATTACTGTTTCTATGGTGTCCAAATCCTCAGTCGTTGTTGTCATAGAACCAACATTAACAGCTATAAATGGGACTTTCTTCGCTTCACCATAAACTTGTGGAAGCATCTTTCCTACTTCATCTGGGTCTGCTCCGGGATAATTAGAAAAAGAAACTGTGGTATGGTCAAAAGTAGCTAACACAGATAAATCATAACCAGCACAAGCTACTCCCACACTATCCTGCTTCATTGTAGGAAGGTCTTCGATCTTTCCTTCCCACTCAGTTATTTCGTCCTCTGCAAGAGACGCACCATAGTATATTTGGGAAATAGCTACAGTGGCTTTGTGTGGTTTATATGCAGTAAAAATAAAAGTGAAACAATCAAAACCTCCCACAGGAGGCTTATTGTCAACATAAAAACTTGCTTGTCCGGGAGTGTATCTAAAAGAAACTGGATTTATCCTGCCTTGGTCAATATTGCCCCATGAGATAATTAAAGGTTCATATATCTGCCCATTGAATATGCATTTGCTCCCCGATTCTCCCCATGACCTATCACATAGATATAAAATCAAACCATCAAAATCAATCTTGACAAGTCTAATCATATCTACATTAGGGTTATCAATGGCAGTCTGATTAAATGAACTTAGTGTTTTCAAAGCTTTTCAATTACCTCTATTGTTATGGGAGTAGTTCCCGGTGTAAGATAATTCTCAAGTGGGTCATTAACTAAACGACACATCCAATAAAATCCTTCGTGATCTTTGATGTAAAACGATTTCGACCCTTCGTCTAAATCATCCATAGCTGAACGAAAAGCAGCCAGATTCGTGGCATCAAGGAATAAAGAATATCTTCTTTTCCTTTTTCTATTCCCATACTTTGTAGAGCGTTCAATTCCACCAACTGTTTCTTGCCAAACAACATTGGTTTGCTTCCTTCCAACTGGATTCTCATCAAACCTTACTGGGAACTCATGTCCAAAGCTCATAAATATTTCTGTACATTGTGCCATCTTCACTCCTTTATGCAGTTGTTGTAGTAGTAGTCGAGCTATTTGTTGATGATGTGGTGCTAACTGTTGAAGCCGTTGAACTAGTTGAACTTGAGCTACTTGTAGTTGACACTGTTGATGTTGTTGTCGTTATCTCTGAACCACTCAACACCAGACGCCAGTATCTCTTTGTAAGTGCTGTTGCGAGTATCTTAACTATCTGACTATTTCCACTTTGTTGCCATCTTTCCACAGCATCAACCCAATAATAACTGTTATCCGAATATTGCCAAGTCAGATATCTGCCATCAAAATCATGTTCATTTATTATTAAAGAATCAACAGCTTTTGGGGAAGTGCCTTGGTCAACTGAAAAAATAACCTCATAAGCACCAACATCTTTCCAATAAAGACTTATTTCTCTGTCATGTAAACGAGACTCAGGATATCCACTATCTGGTTCACCTGTGACTGTGAAAGTTCCTGTTTCTATAATATTCCTTGTATACAATTTTATAGACATTACTCACCCCACCTATCATCCAATTCATTAAGAACACGTTTAAGTTCCGGTGCCATATTTCTCATTGCCATTTCATCTCCTGTCATAAACTGAGGAGAGAATGTTATATTATAGGTGTTTCCAACATCTCTTCCACCACTTGCAGCAACTTCTCCGCCTGTCTGATATTTGACTGGTGCTGGTTGAGGAATCATACCACCCATGCTTCTCATTGCTCCACCAAGCAAATCTTCTATATTAAATGACATCTCATTTAGAGCTTTAAACAAATTCGAGCCATACTTCTTAACTGCTTCCTTTCTTATTACCCATTCTCCTGCTTCAAGTAATGCTTTTACTTTATCCCCACCACCAAAGCCGGGCAGTTTCCTTCCTCTCGCAAGTCTTTCAGCGGAACCACCCTTGCGACCAAAACCAGGATTATCCCATGTGCCTGCTTCAGATGTATCCCCGCCTCCGCCACCACCAGTTTGGTCATCAAGTAACACAGTAAGGGTTATCGTCTTGCTTACGAGTAAATCCCATTTGTTCTTAAACTTAGAAACAAGTCCATGAGCTTTACCAATACTATCCAAAGCTTTGTCCATTCTTAACCTGAGTTCTTTTTCTCCTACTCTATCAATTACTTTTTCATACTCAGCCAAAAGGGTATTTATTTTCTTTATATCCTCTTGTATTTTCCCCATCTCCTTTTCTCTTTCCGCAGCTAAACTTTTAATCAACTGGCTATGTGCTTCATAAGCCTCCGTCATTAGTTCTTCAGATTGGTTGGTTGTTTCTTGCAAACTCTTTACAACCTTTCCATTCTCATCAACAACCTCTCTGCCAAGAGTTTTCGCAAGACTACGTGCTTTTTTATATAATTCAGCATCACTATTCTCTTTAGCTTCATTCATTAGCCTATGAACTTCTTTTCTATCATCATTCCATTTTTCTTCATCTGTCATTGTTTTCTGGGCTGAATCTCTCATATCATTATAATAGCTTTGTTCAAGACTCTTCAAATCGCCCATAAGTTTTGCAACTTCAGATTTAAGTTTTTCATATTTACTTGTAAGTTGGTCTATAAGATCATCAGCCATCTTCTTATGTAGCTTTCTCATCTCATCAACAACTTTTGCTTGTTCTCTCTTTACTCTTTCATTGTGTGCTATATGAATCCCCTCAATAGCTTTATTTCTATCTTCTGCTGCCATTTTCATATCTTGAGTATATTTCTTATCTGCTTCAAGTAATTTTTTCTTATTTCCCTGTGCTGCAAGGAACTCCTTTAAATAAACATCATCAATAACTTCAATTCTTTTTTGGTATATTGACTCTACCTTGCCAATATATCGTTCAAGAATGTCTATTTTCTTTCTTGACACCTCTTCTTCTGCCAATATTTCCTTATAAGCATCTTCTACAAATTTCATAAGGTGTTTGGCTTTTATAGATGCCTCTAAATCTGCACTGATTTTAGCAATACCAGTAAGCAATTCATGTTTCTTTATTGCGGCAGCTATTTCCGCTTCCATTGCTTTAGTCGCTTTTAAAAAATCAGCTTTTCTTAAAACATCAAACTCTTCATACATATCTTTAAATATATTTGGTACCTTTTCTTCCAAAGTCTTAGCTGATTTGCTAATAATAATAGCTTGTTTTTTAAAAGCATCAGATATTTTCTTTACTTCGTCTTCTCTTGCTCCCATTTCTTTCAGATTTCTTATTATTACTTCAATAGCTTTGCCACTTTCCTGCATAGATAACGCTGTCTGTTCAAAAACTTTTAGCCTTTTTTCCTCTTCCTCTTTTGCTTTCTTTGAACCAATCCCAAGTTTTTCAAGCCAACTTACAGTTTTTTCATGTACTTTAACTGTCCTTGTACCAATAAGAAACATACTATACTGTGCTTTGAAAAAATCGACAACAGCTTTACTTGCAGTTTTATAGCCTTTTCTCAATACACTCAAAGCACCCTCCAATATTCTTGCGTTTCTTGCAGATTTATCATAAAGGGCAACCAATTCCGTATTCTGTTTAATTAATTTATCTAACTCTTTGCTTAATTCCTCCCTTATAACTTTAACATTCTCCTCATGTGCATCTGTAGTCAATTTAATCTTATCTTCTAAATCAGGATACGTCTCTACCAAACGCTGCAAAATAGCAACATACTCTTTTTCTACCTTTTGCCCTTCCCCTTTCTTTTTATTTATATCCTCTATAGCTGCACCATATACTTTCAAAGCATGGACATTATTTACAGTTTCCTGTGACATCTTCACTGTTGCATCAATAGCTCTTTGTGTTCTTCCTAAATAGTGATTTATGGCTGCAACAACCGCTCCTATTGCAATGGCTGCAAGTAAAAGAGGATTATTAAACTTAGCTATAGCTGTCCCTAAATTAATAGATGTCGCTCTCATGAAGCCCATTTGTTTTCTCAATAACAAAGTTGCAGCAGATGCAGTAAACAAAACCTTTTTTAGAAGAACAAGACTCTTTATAAAAAGATAAACGCTTCCAGTTAAAACACCAAAACTAATAATAAGTTGCCCTATACCACTCTTTAAAAAAGCAGCTATAGCAATCGTGGCTAGTTTTAAAATCTGAACAAGCATCTTTAGTGCAGTAGTTAAACCTCCTTCCCCCATAACAACAAAAAGTAATTTTGCTCTATCTGCTAAATTTTTAAATGCAACTCCTAGACCTTCCATCTGCTTCCCAGCCATATCCGAAGCAGTTCCAACTTCATACGTCTTATCAAGCATATTCTGAAATCCACCACCGGCAAAACCCTTAACAAGAACTGAAACAGCTTGAGCACCACGAAGACCAAACAACTGATATGCTTTCCCCATATCAACTGTCTGTGTCTCAGCATCATAAAGAACTTTAGTAAGTTCTTTCATTGAGTTCTGATAACCAACAGTTTTTGGATTTATCTTATCAAGTTCAATTCCTTGCGCTTGAAATTCTTCTCTTAATTTTCTATTTGGCGCTAACAATCTAGCCAATACTTGCCTTAATCCTGTACCAATCGTACTTGCTCTAAGTCCATTATTGGCAAGCAACATCATAGAAGCTGATAATTCCTCAATAGAAAGTCCTGATTGAGCGGCAGCAGCCCCTACAAAGTTAAAAGCAATCCTCAATTTATCAATAGTTAGTTTTGACCTATTAATAGCATTTGCCATAACATCTGCAACTCTTGAAGACTCGATTGTGTCAAGATTAAATGCTCTAATAGTAGTTGTAAGTAAATCTGTGACCATCTTCATGTCACCCAGAGTACCAGTAGCAAGATTGGCTACTGCCTGCATTGCATTCATAGCTTCAGAAGCAGAAAAACCAGCTTGACCAAGAAGAACCATGCCTTCTGCAACTTCACCAGTAGAGAATTTTGTTGTTTCAGCTACCTGCTTGATTGTCTCTCCCATTCCAACAACTTCAGCATCCGTAGCTCTTGTAATAGCTTGCAAGTTCTTTAATGCTTGGTCATAATCAACTATCTCTTTTATTCCTGCTTTAAATGCAGACGTAACAGCAAAGATGGCGGTAGCAGCAATGCCGTAAGAAGCTGTCACTTTCATAGCTGCAACAGTCCTTTTAAATGCTCCTGTAACTTTTCCTATCTGCTTGCTATACTCTTGAGCTTTCTTGCCACCCTTATCAAACGATTTATTGGTTTTAGCAACAGAACTGCTAACTCCACTAAAACCTTTCTTTGCTGCTGCTCCTGTTCTTCTGTGGGCTCCTTCGAGAGATTTTAAACCTGCCAGCATTCTTCCAATGCCCTTTTCAAAAGACAGAGTATCAGCGGTAAATATCGTTCCAAGATTTAATGAGTTACTAGCCATAATTTTACCTCATTGTGTTAGCTGCCCAAGTTTTATGTTTTCCCATCATCTGATTAGTTTTCTTCTTTTTCTCTTCATCAGACATTTTTTCATATTCCTTAGGGTCACCAAACATAAAAGAACTTTCCTCTTTGGTTTTATTCGTTTGTTTCTTCATCTCCTTGTCAAGATTAATACCATGTATTCCTGCAAGGAAACGTCTTTCTTGCATTTGTCGTTCTTGGTACTGCTCAAAAAGAATTAGCATTTGGTCGCTTGTTAAGCCTCCTTCTTTGAAAGAGAGTCTAAAGAAGTGTTCAAGCCGATATCCATATCGTTCACAGACGGTAATGGCTGCCTCTTCAAGACTGATTCCAACTGCTCCTTCGGGAAGAGGCTCATTACGTTTTTTACTGGTTTCTCATAGTTCGTCTGATAAACAACTCTAACAATATCTGAAAGCTGTTGGTT